ACTCCAATAAGAACTATTAACATCAAAGAATCCTCTACATTGATATACTCCATCTATTGTTTCACAAGTAGAATCTCCATAATCAATATAATCTACTCCTGCTAATTGAAACATTACTGCAAGTACTGAGATTATAGTTACTAATCCACCACTTATTAATAACTTACTTGCTTCTTGCCATTTCATTAACAATCATTCCCCATTGTACCGCCAGAGTCGAAATAAATACAATTTACTGCAGTGATGTTTCTATCTCCCATATTAATATCTCCTGACATTGTTCCACCAGTGTATTTAAGGAAATCATCGTTTACATCTATTTCTAATGTTCCTGCACCAATAGTACACGTTAAAGCATTATCGCAAGTCATAGTAGCAAATACTGGGTCTGCAGTAGTTGAACCTACAAGTATTTGTCCATTAGTTCCAACTGCTAAAGCTGTTATTGGGTCGGTTCCACTACCCACTAATACGCCATGATTTGTAAGAGTTGCACCATCTAAAACATTTATCTCTGCTGCACTTGCACTTCCCGGATAAGTTACTTTATCATTATTTGTAGCTATGTTGCTTTCCATTGTATCTAAATCTACTGGTTGGGTTACAGATATGTTTCCAAGTTTATTTTCTTGTGCAACTAAGAATGATGCGGTAGTTGAATCTAAAATAGAACTATGTGCTTGAACATTAGTTCCAATTACTAATCCCAAATCTGTTCTAGTTTCGGCTAATGTTCTAACTGCATAAGTATCTGTTGCAGTTACTTTTATGAAACTATCAGATGCATATACTAATCCTGCTAAACTTGTAAGTCCTGCATCTCCTGCTTGTTTTCCATTAAATGTATCCCAATTTGTATCCGTTAATACTCCAGTTGTATCTGTATCTGCTACAGGTATTCCTGTTATATTATCCCAAGATTGTAATCTATAAGTTCCATCATCAGTAATATCTGCTGCATTTATATCTGATGGACTACCTAAATCATCCCAATAATCTGAACTATTAACATTCAAATTTCCTTCATCTCTATTATCTAAAACTCTATAAATTAAATTTTGAAAAATACTTCCAGTTGCATTTACGTTTCCATCAGTACCTCCGAGCCACACAGTTATATTTGTTGAATTGCCAAATTCTGATGGGTCGCCATCTACTCTAGCATAACCAATTGTGCTTATTAATATTATAAAAAATACAAATATAATTTTCCAATTCATTTAATTCACCTATAACATCCGTCCTTTTATATATAAATTACCTTCAGTATCAACTTTGAATAATAATGTAGTCCCAGCGTGGTCATACACTTCTAAATTGCCAGTTTCTCCAAGTAATACTTTTTTAGCATCTACGTCTAAATCTCCACCTAGTTGTGGAGTTGTATCTTCAGATAGATTAGCCATTAAAGTACCTGCTGTGGGTAGTGTTATGCTTGTTTCAGCAGTTGTTGTAATAGTTAATGCATCGTCTCCAACTAATGTTAATGAACCACTTGCAGGTGTGAATCCAGTTACGGTTGCAGAGTTACCAGTACAACTTCCTGAACTTCCAGTACAATTTCCAGTTACATCTCCAGAAAATCCAGTTGAGGTTAATATTCCGGTTGTTGCATTATATGTTAATGCTCCATCAGATTTAGGTGCTTGTGAACCAGTTGCGGATTCCCATAATCCAACATAACAAGTTTCATCAGTTGTGTCTGCTACAGTTATATTTGTTGCAGATACTACTTGAAATGTTGGTGCTGCTCCAGCTCCATTTGAAGTTAATACTTGTCCAGAATCTCCAGTTGCTACTAATGCTACTACTCCATCTGTATCCCAAGTAATTAAGTTTCCATCGGTACCATTAGACAATCCAGAATAAGGCAATCCACTACAATTTGTAAGAGTACCTCCGCTTGGTGTTCCTAATGCGCCACCACTATAAAGTAATGTTGCATTTGAGTTTGGAAGGGTGAATGTTTTTTCTGCGGTTGCTGGTCCTGTGAATTTTGTAAATCCATTTCCAGTTCCACCATATGTACTTGCAATTACTTGAGTTAAAGCAGCACTACCATTAAAATCATTTCCATATATCGCTCTTGCAGTTGCTAATGTTTCTGCTGTTGTTGCTGTTCCTGATGTACAAACTGTATTATCTCCAGTATTAGTTCCAGTAATTGATGAAGTGTCCGATACAGTTAATGTTTTGGGTGTTGTTCCAGCAGTAATTGTAAATCCAGTTACAGCTGGAGTTACAGGATTAGAAACTTTAAGTTCTGGAGTTCCGTCAGTATAAGTTAAGGTACTATCTACCATTCCACCTACTGCATCTTGTGCTAGTTCATCTGTATATTGAGTTATATCTCCAACATACAAGAATGTTCCATCACTACAAGCAGTATTAAATTCTGACTTAGTACTTGAAATTCCAGTTATATCTGTTTGGTCTCCAGTGTTTGTTCCACTATTTGTTCCAGTAATATCTGAAGTTAAAGCAATTGTTCCTGTTCCCCCTTGAATAGTATGAGTATTTAATGTTCCGATACCTGTTAAATTAAGTGTTGCAGAAGTTCTATTTATTGCTACTTGAGTTGAACCTATATAGAATGTTTGATTTGCTTCTGCTTTATTATTAAACGTGTCCCAGTCTGTTGTACTTAGATATCCGCTAAGACTTGTTGTTGCTGCTTGTGTTGCGATTGTATGTTGAGCAGAAGTCAAATGATAATATTCATCAGCTGTTCCACCATCAATATTTGATAAATCATTGTGGTTATAAACTCCATTATAACTTAAAGCGATTGAGTATGCAGATTGAATAGAAGTGAAATTAGTTCCATCTTTTACTAATATTATTTTAGCAGCTAAGGTTGCAAATTCTGATAAAAATGGTGGTGATGTTGGAATTACTTCTGCATCAATTGTACTTAAAGAATCACTAGCTTGTCCAAACTGATAATGTAAATTTCCTGAGAAGTCAATATAAACATATCGTGAAGAATATTTAGCTACTCCAATAGTTCCTAATGTTCCATCTCCATCATCGTAATTAGTATTATTCATTACAGATTCAGTTCCAGTTGTCCAACCAGAAGGTGATGCTCGATACCAGTATTTAATTGTATCTGCTCCGGTAGTGTCTCTCAAGGTTGTTGTGGTTTTATTTGCACCAATATAAAAAACACCTTCTGTTGATGTTATGTATCGATTTCCACTTTCTCCTATTGCTCCACCTGAAGAATGTTCAAAATATCTTAAGGCAACTAATCTTTCGTGATTTTTTCTAATATGATTATATAGATTAGTTCCTGAATTAATTATACTTAAATCCGTTCCGTCTTTATATACTCTTCCAAGTGTAAATGCCCAAGTAGTTGGAATTGTATCTCTATCAGTTGTAGATGCTAATGTTGGAGTTCCAGTAGCATTTGTTAAATAAATATAATTTACTTCACCATCTTCTAATGAAACAGTAGTACTTTGTGCCCAATCAAATGTTCTTGTTTCTGCTATTTCAGTATTTGCCGTTTTTACAAATCCTGTTCCAGCTTCAATTGTAATAGTTCCATCAGTATCATCAACTATTGTTCCCCCAGATATTCTGCCTGAGGATAAAGTTCCATTTATATAATCTTGTACGTCATCATAAGTAGCAGTTCCAATTTCTAAAACTTTAACTGTACTTGCTAATTGAGTTCCAGTATGATTTGCTCTAGCTCTATCTGAAACGTGATAATGTAATGTACTTGCTCCACTATCAGTTAAGTCCGTTGCATTAACATCTGAAATATTATTTACTTCAGCTCCACTTTCTACATTAATCATAGTTCTAACTTCAGTAGCGGTTAGTTCTTCAACAACTCCATCTGCTCCCGATACACGACCTAAAATTCTTTCATCATTTACTACATTTTGCATTTTAGCGTATGTTACTTTATTGTTACCGATTGTTAATTCAGTAGCTCCAGATACATCTCCAGAGTGATTTGCATTTGTAATTTTATTATTATTAGTTTCAATGTTTCCTACTAAGGTGGATGTCATATATCCATTTTGTAAATTGGTTGCTGCTTGATTACTAATTTCTTGAGTACTTATACTCATTCCACCAGTAGTTGCACTTGCGTTTAAAGTTACATCAGTTGAATTATCAGTTCCTGCTTGGTCTACATCTAATGTACCCCTAGCAGTACTTGCATCATCATCATCAATTAAAGTTGCTCCATAGGTAGAAATTGTAGTACTTGCAGGTAAGATTAAGGTCTTAAGATTCGCATCAACTTCTGAATCCATTACGGCTCCGGCACTTGTAACATTAGTTGTATCACAAGTAAGTTTTCCTGTATTTGTAGAAACTGCACTATTTGCAGAAACTTTTGCTTCAGTATAATATTCATTAGTTCCTTCAGCAATATCTGAGGTAGTTAATGATACTGTTCCAGTTTTACCATTAACGCTAAGTACTGAATCTGTAGGCGTTAGAAGTTCTTGCCAATCAGTCATATCATCATTATCGCCAGTAGTGTTGATGTATGATTTATTTTCATCTGTTCTTACACATACATCTCCTTTTTGAATTGTTAAAGCTAATTGTGCTGCTTCATCTACAGCAATATAAGTATCAGTTATTGCTATTGATGGTAGTTGTGTACTTGGTACTTTAGAATCTGCTCCGAGTGTTGCTACTCCACTTGCAGCGCCCATTTCACTTCTTTTAACTTGTGAATCATTTGTAACTGCCGATAGTCCAACATCTGTTTTTGATACAGAGTGCGGGTTTCCAGTTGTTAGTCCGCTATGAGATGTATTTGTACTAACATCAGTATTATTACTTACTTCAGTATCAAAATCACTTATTGTACTTGCAATTTGAGTACCTGTATGATTAGCACGAGCAAGTAAATTAGATACAGTTATTCCTCCGTCTTTAGCAAGTTTACCTGTAGTCCCACTAAATACAATTACTTGTGAATCTACTGCAATTGCAGGTCCAACTATCCTTGTCTTTTGGTCTATAACCCCATCATTATAATCTGATGATGATATTAAATATTTAGCTTGTTTTGTGGTATCCCATGCCATTTATTCACCCTAACTAGTCATTTGTATTTTCCAATCATAAATTAAAACATCTTCTGCTTTAACATTAAAACTTTCATCATCAATATAACATAACATATTTCCAGCAGATGCAGTATCAAAAACTCCAGTTTCTGTAACTGTAAACTCATCTGTAAATGTAAAGGTTGCTGATAATTTAGCAGTATCATTAGTTTGAGTAGTAGTTATTCTTGACCCAGTTCCTAATATTCGTTCTCCTCCACCATCTATTATTTCAGATGATAAAGTAGTATCAGATTGTTCTTGTCCAGTTCCAATTCCTAATGCAATATAACTAAATTTATTATCATTTACATCTGGAACTATTATTCCTGCAATTCCTGCATATCCTGCATATGATATAAAATTAGAAGTTTCCACTTCTTTTATTATTTCTCCGTTTCTTATATGTGTAATATGAACATTTGCTTTCATTCCTATTTGGCCTGCCATTTTCTCACCTATGTTTGATTATATACATATCCTATAATATTAAAAGTATAATGATTTGGTTGTCCCCCAACTGTTGGAATATTTACAGTTTCTATAAGTACATTACACGAAAGCTCAGCATCAACATATGATTGTATGGTTCCTCTATATCCCTCTAATGCAATTTTATGTGTATCTTTATCAGTACCTATTAATATTCCTGTTAAAATAATATTTTTTGATGTTAATCCTCCATATTGTAATAAATCTCCATCTCTACCATTAATTTCAGTTCTTGATATTTTAGGAGGTTGTGGTTTGTCAACACGGTTGCACTTTAACGATATAGTTCCTAAAGTAACAGATGTAATCATATTAAACTACTCCTGATATTTTACTTTTAATCCATCTTTCTATTTTATCTTCAATTTCTCCTACATTTTGATTTTTAGCATCTATTACAATAGACCCAGCTCCGAATGTAATTGTATTTGTATTTGTGGTTGTATTACTAGTGTTTGTTCCTGCTCCATATTTAGATGAATATCCTTGTCCTATATTATCTAAATATGAATATCTAGATACTGTTTGAATTGGAATTGTTACTCCTTCTGCAAGTTTGTTAATCTTACTTTGTATTGTATCTATTTCCGTTTCTATTGGTTTTAATTTTTCTGTTTCTGTTTTAATTTTCTCTTCTAAAAAGAAATTTGTAGTATTTAGTGTATTTAATGCTGTTTGTGTATCTTCTATTTTACCTGTTAATTCATCTTGTTTAGTTTTCCATGTTTCAACAGATTCAATTAAAGTTTGTTGAGTATCATATTCTCGAGATAGTTCTTCAGTTACTCTATCAATTTCACTTTGAACATTAATTTCTAATCTAGACTGTTCTGCTGTTAATCTTGCTATTTCGCTTTTTGCATCAGATGCTGCTGCTTTATATTCTTGGAAAATTCGTGGTTCTACTCTTTTTAATAAATTATCTTCTGCTGTTATTTGGTCTTTTGTTGCTTTTTCTAATTCCTTTTTTACTTCTTTTAATCTAGTTGCAGAGTCTGTATCTTCCTCTTTTCCCATTGCAGATTTTAATCTATCTAATTCTCTAGTTAAAGATGATATTTTGCTTGTACTATCAGATAATTGTGAATTATAATCATTATATTGGTCAGTAGCATATTGTAAATCTTTTTGTAAATTCTTTAATCCATATCCTACTTTTAAAGTTGCTCCTTCCCATTCAACTGTACCATATGTTAGTTTTTGAATTTCATTTTTATTATTAGTCAATTGTCCATTTAATGAAAATAACATAGTATTAGTTTCATTATATAAATTATTTTGTTCTTGTAACATATTATTATATGACTTTCCTTCTTCTGTTGTTAAATAATATTCTCGTCTTTCATCTTTTTTATATTCTATCATTTTACTTAATCTATTAGATAATATATCTTGTTTTGATATACTTTCTTCTATTGTAACATTAGAAGTTGTTCTTGCTGCAATTTCTTTTTCTATCATTGCAGGAGTTGTACTTAATATTCTTGCAGCATTGTCTAATTCTTTTGTATAAATAACATCTTGAGCATATGTTTCTCCTACTATCTTTTTATACTCTATTAAACTATCTATAATAATATCTACTTCTTTTTTTCTATTTGCATACATTGTATAAAACGATTCTTCTGATTCTTGTTCTTCTAATATAGGAGTAGGAGGAATATAATTTCCAGATACAAATGCTCCTAGTTTTTGTGTAGTTTCTAAATTTTCATCATATTTTCGTATTGTTTCTAAAGTAACAGCATACTCTCTTAAGTCAGATAATAAATCTGCTAATTTAGTACTAGCATTTTTCATAAACGTTGTATCTGATACTTCTTGCATAAGTAAATTATATTCAGTTTTTACTCTTGCAATTGCTCCTGCTGTTGTTCCTAATTGAGCTTCCCAAGCACCTTCATATTTAGTAGTCTGTGCTATTATTTCATTTAATAATTGTCTATGAATTTGGTCTTCTGTTAATTGTTCTATAGTTACTCCATATGTTTTAGATGCTTTTCTTTTAACATCGTCCAAGTAAACAGTAACACCAATATTATCTAAAATATTTGCAGTTAATTGTTTAAAACCACGTGCTTGTAATGCTAATTGTTCATTAAAATCAACACCCATTGCAGCCGAACCTTCTTTAATTGCTGTAATATATTGATTAATTTCATCAGTAGAAAGACCAGTAGATAATAATCTAAGTACACCGTCCATAAGAACAGATTTATCTGTAAATTCATCCATTTGTGAATTTACTACTCCTAATATATCTGCATATGACCTTCCAGTACTAGCTGCTACTATCGACATAGTTTTTAAATTTTGTTCTAATTTAATACTTGCTGTAAAATAATCTTTTATTACACCTGCTCCAGCTAACATTGCATTATTAATTATTTGCCAACCGATACTCATAAACATACCTTGTACTACTAAATCTTTAAATCCTTTTTTTGCTACTTTATTTGATTTATTTAATTTATTAACCGAATCATCTAATTCATCTGCATCTTTAGACATTGTAGTCATTGCCTTTCCAGCAGTATCTAAAGACCCGGTTAATTCACCATTTATATTATTTAAATTTGAAAATGAAGTAGTATCTATTCCTTTACGACCTACTGTTTGTATTTTAGTTAATGATGAATTTATAGCAGCTTCAAATTTATTCATTTGAGATATAGCTGTAGCTACACCTTCTACTGCTGTTTTGAATACTGCTTCGTCAACTACAACTCGTCCCATGTGTTATTCACCACTTTGTCTCCATCTATTAATTGACTAATTTCCTTATATGTTAAACGGGGAATGTTGAAATAATTATAACCTTTCTTATGCAAAAAGGTTTCTACTGATAATTTATTATGTAGTTTTTTAACCCTATATAAATCATCTAATTTTTTTTTAATTCTTCTTCGGCTTCTAACTCTATTCCACTTGCTTCGTATATTGCATCTAAAAGTACATCTGTTATTTTTTTATGTATTACTTCGCCTAATTTATTTTTTGTTCTTAATAGTTTAGTATCTTTAAATGTTTCCGAATCAAGTTTTGGATTTTCTATATGTTCAATTATAAATGTTTCCCAAACCATTTGAGCATGGTCTTCAGATACATTTTCTTCTTTTGTTTCTTTTAATGTTAAAAGATTTGCCTTTTTTATATTAACCGATAAATCTAACATTTCTCCTCTAGTTGTTGGAATTATAGAAACCAGTTTATTAAATTCAGGAATCGTATATTCTATTGGAATTAAATTTCCATCTGCTCCTCTATTATGCGTGAGGAAATTTTTAGTTAAAAAGTTGCCCATTCTCTACACCTCGTGTTATTCTAATACCAATCTCTTCCTACAAATGGCATTTCTTCCATTAATACTTCGGTTCCTGGTGCTAATCGTCTTGTTACTGTTGTACCAATGCATCCTGACCCTGTTACTGTTGCTCCTGAACCAGATACGTTAATAGATATTGCTACTTCAAATTCAATATCACCATCTACTAAATCTTGGAATAAAGTATCTCCAGAAACCCATTTTCTTTTTAATGTTCCAGAAACATCATTCATACCAGTTGTGTGTTCAGGAACGTCTGTACCCACTGCATTGAATTTTCCTCTTTCTTTACCCACAACAAGAGTTCCTTCTGTTAATGAACCATTTGCTCCAGATAAAGTAGAACCACTAACTACCATTTGTCCAACTATTCCTGTATGTACTACCAATTATATCACCTCTTCTTTATTTTCTTTTTTATAAATTACTATCATATGATTTCTATATGTTATACCATTTTGTTCATATTTTACAATCTCTTTTATTATTTTATGTCTTTCGTTTGGTATTTTTCTAAAAATATTTGATAATAAATTATCTGTTACTATTGTTTTATGTTCTTGTAATTTTGTATACCCCTCTCCTGTTGCTGCTTCTATAGGAACAACTATTATAATTTTTTTAGATGCTACTCTAACCAATTCTTTAATTGCTTTTTCAGTATCTCCATGTTCTATAGAATGTTGAGCAATAACAATATCAAAACAATTATCTTCAAATGGTAAACTTTCCATATCTCCAGACTGAACATCTAATCCTCTCTCCTTGCATAAAGAAATTGCATATTCGTTTAAATCAACTCCTTTAATATTAAGTTCAGTATTATTTTTTCCTCTCCAATTATCTTTTAATCTTAACATTTCTTTTCCTGAACCACAACCAACTTCAAGAACTGATGGATTATCATATAAAGTTCTACCATCATCTAATTCATTAAATATATGAATATGTTCTATATTACCAAGAGTACTCATAACATCTAAATCTCTTTGATTATAATATTCTTTATCATCCATAAAATCACCTCATTCGTTTAATAATTTTTTCCACTCTACTATTGTATTGTTCCAATCATACCCTAATGCAAACTTTGCTGCATTTTCTCCCATTTGTTTTCTTAATACATCATTATCATATAATTGTTGCATAGCTTCTGACATTTTTTCTTCATCTATTAAAGCTTTTAATGACCCATGTGGAACAAATATATGAGTTATTGCTGGAACTCTAATTCCTCTATCATCTCCAACTAACTCTTCTGCTGTTGTAAAGTCAGTTATTATTTGAGGAATACCACAAGCTAAACTTTCCACTATTGGTAAACCAAATCCTTCACCACCAGTTGGTAAACAATGTACATCAAACATATTATATGTTTTTGCCATTTCTTGAGTATTAATTCCATTTATAAAATCTCTTACTCCTTTGCTAAAATATACATAGTCTTTTACTCCATAATAACAAATAGCTTGCATTAATACAGAATACATATTATTATTACTATCTTTAAACATATTTGCAGGGTCTAGTGGGTCATTGTGAAAGTGTAATATTTTATTACTTTTATCTTTTAATAATGAAAATGCTCTTACTAATCGTTGCAATTGTTTTCTATCTTGATTTCTAGCTACACATCCATAAATAAAAGTATCTTTTGAATATCCATACTCTTCTTTTAATTTATCTTTATCCATTGGCTTATAAACAGAAGTGTCTATTCCATGTGGAATATAAACATTTCGTATTCCTAATTTATCTAATACTTTTTGTCCATGTTTAGCCATTGTTACTATTACATTTGGAAATTCTAAAAATTCCTCATATTGCATAGGAATAACATCACCATCTATTGGTAAATATGATATCCATTTAACATCTTTTAGTAATTTCTGAAAACGAACATCACATATATAATTAAGCATATATCCGTCACCAATTGTTATAAATATATCTGGCTTAAATTCTGCTAATACATATGATAGTGTATCTTTTCCATAACTATGATTACTTACAGGATATACATCACAATCAAATTCAATATCGTGATATTTATTTCCTATATATTGCCATGATAATATTGCACATTCAAACTCCTTATTAAGTCTAGAAATTAAATTAGCAGCTACTGTCCCAAATCCCGTTGGACTCCTAAATCCATCCGTCATAAATAATATTTTTTTCATACTTTTTGCACCAACCATCCGCTTGTACATGCTTTAGTATTTTTATTATAATTCCACGTCCCTCCTACAGTCAATGGAATAAGCGAAATTATAAAATCTGGGTCAATTGTAACATACACTGACTTCAAACGAGCATCTATTTTATCTACTAATTTATCTAATATTTCCTCAGAATTATTTATTGTAATTCCATCAATAGCTCCTCTATCAGTATTACTAACTACTACATTAATATTATATCTAAAAAAATCATCAGTTTGTGCTGTTCCTACAGTCATTACTCTTTCATCTGTACCTACACGCTCGATAAATATACATGGTGTTTTTCCTATTCCTTCTAATCTATTGAGAGAATCATAATGTATCCATTGTCTTTTAGAATCAGTATTACTTACAGGGTCCCCTAAAGGGTCAGACAATGCATTTCTTAAATCATCACGAATTGATATTCCTATTTCACTAAGCCCCATTGCTTATCACCAAATCTCCCAATTGAGATTTTTTAATGCGTTTTTGCAAACAATTTATATAATTGAATGCAATAATTATTACTTCTTTTTTATGAATCTTTAAATATTTTTAAAGACAAATAATGAATTTAAAGGGTGTTTAATTATTTACTGAAATGTTACTTGTTTAATATATATTAACACAATTTTATCCGTCAATATCATTAATTGTCACAGTTGACATTGTACCATCAAAAGTTGCCATTGAACGTACTTCTGATGTTTTTAATAATTTTAATATTCTTTCATATTCTTTTTTATGAGGATATGACATTATTCCTTCTGATATATTTGGAGAGTTTGCTATTGAAATTCTATGTGAAGTTAAAAATGCAATAGCTTCTTGTGCTAATTCATAATCATTTTCTGTTCCATCATATTCTCTTTCAACATCTAATATAAATTCTGATTGTGCTTTAGTTATTTTTGCATCTCTAATTGTAGTAGATGCTGCACTTTCTTCTCCTGCTTCTGCCCATGTTACATTAGTTATTGATGTAAATTGAGCAGCTGTAATATAGTTTGTCATTTAACTTACCCAAATATAAAATATTCCTGATTTTACACTTCCACCAGTATCTATAGTTAGTGTTACTTGACCAGCACAAAACTTTGTATATATATTAGCATCTGCTGATAAGTTAGTACCATTTATATCTTGTGCTGCTTTTTTAGGATATGCTAATTTATCTGCAGATAATGTATTAAAATCAATTATTACTTCTCCTGTAATAGTATCTGTTAAAGTAACATTAACATTATCTGCTATTGTATTTTTATCAAACCATACTTTTTCAATAATACCATTAGCAAATACTGTAGTTGAAAAAGTACCAGCATCAACTGTAATAATATCTATTTTTTTACAATTTAATTCTTTATGAACCGTTCCTATACTTACCATTATATCACCATAATAACATATTATGCAAAATCTTAACTGTTTGGTGTCTATGAAAATCTACTGTTGATTTTACACATCTTGTAATAATATTTGACTCTTCATCTTTTAATATTGATATTTCACTTAGTTCTTTGAAAAAAGCTAAGGACCCGTGTATTCCTGATACTAATAAACTAACAGGAATTAGAATATTAATTGGTACAGTATTAGCAATTAATGAATTATATGATACTATTCCACCCATAGTTGTAAAAAACGCTGTTCCTGAATTACCAATAATCTTATACCAATTAATTTTCTTCATTATTTCGTCTCCTAATAATTTTATTCTGATGCAACTACTGGTACTTCTACAGCCTTTTCTATATCATCAAGATATTGAACAATGGTTTTATTAACGATTAGCCATCCTACTGCATTTATTGCTTCTTTTAGTTCTTTGTATTCTGACTTTTCTAATAATACTTCTGTAGTAGCCTCTGTTACTTTATCAATTAGCTTTAAACGATGTCTCATTTCTATTGGACCAAATGGTCTTTGTTGATTTGTTCTAGGGTCAATTGGTCGTTCATTTAATGCACTTAGTATTTGTTTTTTATATTCAAAAGGTTGTTCTTTTTCAACTATATTTCCTTCTGCATCTTGTCCTGTTAATGTCATTGTTGTTGTTTTTAACTCAATTTTGGTCAAATTTGCTGCCATTTTTCCCACTCTCCTATTTTATTAACTCCTACATAAAAATAAAAAAGGGCACTTGCCCCAATTAATTGATTGTTAATGCTGTCCAAGTTGTTGATACCATCACATGTACACCACTTGAGCCTATGTAAATAGAACCAGCTGGTGCTGTTTCTCCTTGTTCTGATTTAATAGTTGTATCGTCTGTACCTGCTCCACCAGAAATACTTACTCCGTTTTGGAATAATATTCCATTTTTAGGAGTTCCTGTAATTCTGACACCTGAACCTACTACTGCTCCACTATCAACTGCAAGAGCTAACATTGAATCCATGCATGTAACGTCTGGATATGCTTCAATCATTACACCATCAAATTGACCTGTTACTGTTGCTGCACCTTCAATATGGAAATGTCCTGCATTAACTGTACTTGCTGTAAATGCATCTGTGTTTACATCAACTAATGCGGATACACCAGACATTGCTGTTACTGCACCAGTTCCCTCGTGTTTAGCCCAAGGTTGACAACCATAAGCAGCAGAAGCTACCGTAGTTCCACCATTTGTTCCGATATAAGCTCTTGGCGCACTACCAACTAATACTGTATCAGTGTCTCCCTCTCCAGTAATAGCTGCTTTTACATATGAGCCATATAGGTTCTCATTATCACCTGCTCCAGCTGAATGTAATATATTAATTGTATGTCCTATTACATTTGCTCCGGGATTCGTATTTAATACCATTGGTGCTGAGGTAGAACCCATTGTAAACAAACCTACACCTGTAGTAGTTTCATCAAACTCCATTCCAATGTATGTTGAAGCATCTGTTCTTGTTGTACCAATTAACATTGGTGCATCATCAGGCAATAGGATTGAATTTGTATATTCTCCAGTCATTGAAATACCTGTGGTTACTGCTGCTCCTGCTGATAATTTAAGTAATGCATCACACGCTGTTACTGTGCTTTCAGTATGAATCATTACTCCATAACATTCATTTGTAACTGAACCTGCTCCATCTACTATGAATAGACCACCGCATACTCTTCCTGCGGATACAGTTTTTCCAGATGTTAAAGTTGCTTTACCTGATACTCCGATTAAATTGTATGCTGCTCCACCTGCTGCTACATCCTGTAATACAGTTAAATGTCCTTGAACTCCGTATGCGTCATTACAATCTCCACTTAGATATGTGTGTGCTAATACTGATTGTAATCTTGCATTTGCAGTTGCTGCTACATTATTTGAACTAAAATATCCTGCTGCGGTTGAATTTCCCGCAGTGTCTTTAGCACAAGCAGTTACAACTGATTGAAAAAACAAACTATCTGCAACTGATGTATCAACAAGTCTAGTTCCACAATTTCCTATTCCTATTGTTGGTGTTGCATCTGATGTTGGTAATTTTGTTGCAATTAATTGTCCATTTATTGTTACGTCTCCAGTTCCTGTTGTGAATGTTGCAGTTCCAGACATTGCTAAATTTTTATCTGCGGCTATTGTTACATCGCCATTTAGTGAAACATTTCCAGTTCCAGTTGCAAATGTACCAGTTCCCCCAGACATATCAAAGTCTTTATCTGCATCTATTGACATATCTCCTTTAATAGTTACATTTCCAGTTCCAGTTGTAAATGTATGTGCTGCATTTACTGATGTATCTCCATCAAGAGATATTGCTGTTGCACCGACCAATGTAATAGTATCCTGTGTAATGGTAAGTACATTTGCTGCATCAGTTAAAGTTCCATCTCCATCAAAAGTTATTGCACCGTCAAGTTTTATTCCGCTTGCTGCTACAACTGTAAATGTTGGAACGGTTAATGTATATGTTGCTCCACTACCTGCGAATGTTACTGCTGTTACTCCTGTTGTATCTGCTACTGCTACTTTCATATATGACCCAGTATCGAATCCGACTCTAAAATCTGGTGTATATACTGCTCCTAAAGTTGATGCTGTAATAGTAGTAGTTGGTGCTGTTACTGTATATACGCCACTTGCAACAGTATCTAATTGTCCAGTAGCACTTGAATATATATACGTTGCATCAGAACGCCATTGTATTTGATAATCAGCTGTAAATAACCTATTTCCTTTAATTTCTTCTACATCTTCTGCAGAACCATCAATTTCTTTTCTAATATTATACATTTATTTCTCACCTCAGTGATTAAAATAAAGAAAGCAAGAGCCTTAGCTCTTAACCGCAGTTACTTTATAAATCTTACTTGTTGCACCAGCTGTTGCACTGTATGTTTCATATCCATCCCATGTAGCCATAGTTAACATTCCTGCTCGTTGTAGGTATTTATCTCCTCGGCCAAATTCTCTCATTCGTTCTATTAATGGGACATTCACACTTTGTGCAAATCTTGGGTCTAATAGATGCATTTCTGCAGTTTCAGAACCACCAACATATATTAATGCATCGTTACCCAATCCATCAAATAATAAGGTAGAACTGTCTTGTCTCATTGGTCTATATGGTATAAGATTTATTTTAAGCGACCTGCTTAAATGGTCTTCTATACTTGTCTGTATATTATTAACAAGAGTTAAACTTTTAAATCTTGCTGAACAAGCTGCAGGATATACAACATTTACTGGTTGTCCTGGTACTAGATTTGTTTTATCATTGATTACACTAATTGCTGTTACGATATCTTCTTCAATTGCTGTTTCACTAGTAGTCCAAGTTTCTGTTGCTGCTGCTGTATTTGCATAACATGCTTTTAATTCAGTAAGTAAATTGTAATCTAAAGCAGCTGAGAAAAAAGCATTCGAAGAATTTAAATTTCTCATATTTTCATTTCTTGCATCTGCATTATTTAATTTACTTTCATCTAATATACAAAATGGATATTTTGGATATTCCATGTTTCTATAAATTGGTTTGTACTCTAACTTGATATCATCTCTAACACCAGAAAGAGTTTTATCTATATATCCTGGTTGTCCTACTGTTATATCTCTTTTAACTAATGTTGTACTAGAGTTAATAATTGGTATATTTGATTTCTTTGCTATAGACATAAGTGATGACATATGCATAACTATATCTCTAAAACCAATTGCTTTTTTTGGTACGTCTGCTGCTCCGTATGAACCTATTGACATTTATATCACCTTATTGAGTTGATGGAGTATCCAATATTACTGGAATTAAATCTCCGGCTGTGGTTGCTTCCCCTTCGCCTATGTAATGTCCAATGCATACTGCTGAATTAGAACTATCTACACTGCAATATCCATTTGCATCTGCTGTTTGTGAACCATATACTTTACAAAATGCTGTATATGTATCTGCAACAGATTTAACCATTACTATTTTTCCACATCCTAATGGATATCCTAATAATCCTCTATCTCCAGCTGCTGCTGTTCTTGCTGTTTGTTCTGCATCAACCCATGCTTGGTCTGATACAATAGATGGAGTGTCTGTTACTGCTGCATTTATTGTATATGAATTTCCAGAATCTTTCTTAAAAAGTAATCCTTCATATGCTACTGTTTGATTAGCTGATAGTGGAAATGGTCTTGGTACTTGTGCTGTTGAATTTGAATCTGACATTTATATCACCTTACTCCTTAGCCCCAACTAAATTACTTATTAATTCTTCTTTAGTAGAACCAAATAAGTCAAGGCATATATCATTTTCCTGTTTAGCACTTAAAACATTATCTATAGGTGCTGTTCCTTTTGTTGCTTGAACAATCATATCAATTTTTTCTATTTCTGCTGTAAACTGTTCATCTGTTTTTACAGAATCTAATATAGAAGCAATTAATTTTTCATCTCCAATTTTCTTAGATAATATTTCAGCTCTTTCATTTCTAATGTATTGTGAATTTTTATCTTCTACTGTTTTTAATCGAGATGCTATTTCTTCTATTTTTTTATCTTTTTCTGCTTCTGCAATTTTAGCAGCTTCTTTTGCTTTTTCAATTTCAGCTACTTGTGTTGCTTCATCGTTTTTTTTATTAATATCAGTATCAGCTTTTAATTTTAATTTTTCTGCTACTTCTGATTCAACCTTTTTTTTATACTCTTCTTGTTCTACTTTTAGCTTTTCTATTTCTGCTGTTAAATCAGTAATTGTTTTGTCTTTTTCTGCAACTAATTTATCAGTATTTTTATTGTCTGACATACTTTCAGCCTCCTTTATTTGCTTTTCTACTTGTGCCGCAAATGACACTGATTCAATATTAGCACAATTATATGCTGGATTAGACGTTAATGAAATTTCTTTTAAATGCACATCTGCTGCTTCGTATACACATTTTTTACCTGCATATATTAAACCTCTTTCATGTTTATGTCCTTTCCATGCCATTAAATCTGGTAATATATCTTTTCCACAAACTGAACATATTAATTTTTCATAAGAAACAGATGGACTTACTTTCATATTTTTATTATTCCATGTATTTGATTTAAACATAGCAACTGCTTTTGGTTCAGTTATTGTACTTCTATATTTTACTATATTTTCTAAATGTTCTCCTTGGTCACCTGTACCAATAATTTCCCAATCGGACTCATGATGTTGAACCTTTATAGCAATTCCTGAAACTTCAGAAGAAACTACTCCTAAATCACCAACGGTATGTAATTTCCAATTGTTTTCATTAGCAGACATGTCCATTAATGTTCCACTAAGAATAACTTTACTAGAATTATCAGATTCAATTACTTCTGCTGTAAACGGAACTGCAAATGCAATACTATTATTCAATATATCACCTTTCCAATATATAGACTTTTATTTGCCATTGTATAATATTAGGCGATGTACTTTATATACTTTTATTAATAAAAATAAAAAGAAAAAGGGAATTAATTAGAAATAGAATTTCTAGATGGAGAAAATGCTAATATAAATCTATCTGATTTCCCTTTTTTTAATACCTTTCCTACTTTTCCAAACATTGGTCCTTCAATGGTAATTTTATAATCTTTATCCATATTAATACTTGATTCTAATTCTTTATTAAGAGATATACATGGAATTCCATTACCATCTTTACTAAATTTTCCTACAATTATTATTTCTATTTTTGGTTTCATTATATAGTCTCCATTACTGCTTTTGTTTCAATAGCGGACATAGTCAATATATACTTCCCTTGTCTTTTTGGTATTTTCGAGTGTGTAGTAAATATTACTTTTCCATTTTTTACAAATCTTAATCTTTTTGCATTTACAGGATATATTGTATATGCATCCGCCCCATTCTCTACCGTTAGTGCATAATCTACTTTTGTTCCAACTTCTATTGATAATCCTTGAGGACTAACTCTATATATTCCATCTTTAGAAGGATTACCTATTGATTCAGATAAACGTCCTGTATTATATGCATATCTACTATAGTTCTCTTTTGCTATTTTTATAAATCTATCTGCTCTTTTTTTATTTAATGCTACTGATTTTTTTGTTATATTCCTAGTATTAAATTCTCTTATTCTTGCAGATAATTTTCCTTTTTCGTAATTTGATAAAACATTGATTTTCATTTTTTATCTACCACTTCTTTCTCTTTTTTTATAGGATTATTTTCTTTATCTATTATTTCTTTATTTATTATAGGTTTAGGTACTTCTTTAGGTTTATTTTTTATATCTGTTAATCCTAAAGCAAATAAAACACTTTTTGGAACTTCTCCTATAGTATCTATATAATTTTTAACAACTAAAGACTTTATTCTTTCTGTTTCTGCTTTGCTTTTATCTAATTGTGGGTCCATAGTATCGGTTTTAATATATATTAATCCCTCTTCAAATCCATTTTCTTTTAATATTGGATTAACATATTCATCATTTATTTTTTGTATTAATACTGTTCTTTCATCATCTGCAGCATCTGTAAGGTCAGACATTACTGACCGTTGCATCTCAGCGCTTGTAATATCTACTCTTCCTTGAATAAATAATCCCAATATACCTACTTTAATATAACTCTCAAATAAAGATATATATTGTGCATAATTTGGAAGTGCTGCTCCAGGATTTAATGTTTTAATATCGTATCCAAATTCTAATATTTGAACTAGTGTTTCTGTATTAGTCCATTTTTTCATATTTGTTTTAATATTAGTAAATATTGCAGATTTCCATACAGCTTTAGCAGTTGCTTTATCTCTTAATTTTCCTTCGTTATCTCTCATAAATGCAGCTGGTACTTCTTGATTCTCCATATTTGCATGTTCATTTCCAACAGTAATTATAATCTGAGGACCGAATCTTCTTAATATCATTTCTACTATATTTTCAATAGTCTTTTTTATTTCTACTAATCTAAGAACACGCATTACTGGAGAAACTCCTTTAAATCTTCCTAAACTATTATTAGTAAATACAATTATATCTTCATTAGAGAAATAAAAGTAATCTTTAGTATATGTTACATCTCCCGTACTTGTATATGTAGGGACATTACCATATTGAATTAATGCAACTTGTTGTTTTGGAATAATAGGGTTTAATCCTTCTCCTACTTCTCCTCCTAAATCTCCAGTAAATAAATTTCTAATAGGAGTACATTCTTCTGGGCCCATTGTAAACAATTTATATAATTTAGCATTCTTTTTTATTTTTTTTGCAGGACACCATCCAAAGCACATTTTATTACCCACTATTGCAGGAATAACTTCATTTAAACATTTCGTTTTTAACTTAATTAATTCTTTAGCATTTAATATATTTTTATCCTTTTCGTTTTCTCCTTCTTTTATACATATAATTATTTTCTTATTAACTAATGTTGATATTTTTTGAATAGAATTATAAACTGCAGTATCATTATCATATGCCCATTTACACCCTAAATCATCTCTATCTATTGTTACTTTTACAGTACTATCACTTAATGGAGAATCATATTCTTCATCATCTATTGATGCTGACCCTTCTTTATTTTCTTTTTTAGGATTCATAGGGGTTATTGCACTACCGCTTAATATAGGATTTGGATTAAATAATTCTCCTGATACTGGTAATCCTAAAATATTTTCATTAATTATTTGTTTAATACTAAACTTTTTTCTACTATTTTCCATAATATTACCTCCAAGATAAAATATCCGCTTCCATTTTTGCTGATTTTTTATTTATATCATATATTCCTTTTTGTATACTATCATCTTCTGATACCATAAATGAGCTTCCTGTTCCTTTTAAAGGAGCACCTATATATCCATAATTTAACATTGTTTTTGCCCAAAAATGGTCATCTCTTGCTTTACCACCTAATTTACCATCATATCGTACTGCACCTGCAGCAGTTGTTTTTTTCTCTACTCTTAATACATGTTGTAATGCAACTGGATGATTTATAAGATAATATTTCTTAGTACTTAATGCCTTTTTAAATTCAGTAGCTAAATATCTAGACATCATCATACTGCTATTTTTTAATTCTACTTTAGAATTAAACGTTAATCTTAATAAAGGAGGAAATTCACCATCTTCTTCCATTAAATCTCCTATTGTTTTTTCATTAGTATCATCAATAATAAGATTAATTGGTTTAAATTTAAGACATTGTCTTTTAATCATTTTTATTTGTTTAGGAAATTTATCTTGTGTTTCTAATATTTTTCTTTCATATACTCCATTTTCCATTACTTGACCAATATGAATAGATGTAATATCTCTTTTTTGTGCAGGGTCTATTGCTATCATATAAACCCCATTGTCATCATTTTCTTCTTTTTCTACACTAGTAACACAAGGATATAATAATTCAGGAGCAATATATCTAAAATGTACATCTGATGGAATACCCAATCTTTCTTGTTTAAAACAATCTAAATCCTCAGCTCGTTTAATTTCCATTTTTCCAATATCTTGCCAAAAGTATGGAATTTTCATTTTTTGTAAAAGAACTTCTTTCTGTTTTTTTGAATTAATTAATACGTTGTATTTAATTTCATATAATTTTTTTTGTATATTATCTAATTCTTCCATTTTTTTATTTAATAAATATAAAGGTCTATTTAAATCAATTTCTTCCCAATTTTCAATACTAGGAAAATTATAAGCAGTATAACCATTACCAGGTGCACCTTCATAAATTCTCCAGAATAAATCAGTTTTAACTAAAGGCGTTGTTTCTATTGTAATTTGACCTCCCTGTGAAATAAAATCGAAAATAGCATCATAGACTTCTCTTTGTTGATTAACTCTAATAACCATTTGAGCAAATTCATCTATACAAATATTAACAGAATCAGCACCTCGAATACCTCCTGGAGATGCTGCTAATCCACATATATAAGATTCTCCTATTTGTTCTTTAATTCCTTTAGGTAAATTCTTAAAATGATTAAATAATTTTTCTAAGTGTGTAGATTTTTTTTCATCAATATCGATTATACGAGAACCATCAAACCAGACTCTACAATCAGCAGATGGTCTTTCTATTTTTAATTTTAACCATTTTTTAGCCTGTTTTTCATTAGTAGCAATATAATATTGCCAAGTATAAGGCATTAATTGCGCAATAGTAATCATTTCATATCCAATAAAAGAAGAAAAGCCACCTTGTCGTCCTTTATTAATTACTCTAGAAAGTGCTGTTCTATCTCCCAATAAACCAGTTGTTAATAATTGTCGATGAGGTTCCACTAATTTATAATCATGAAGAGAACCATCGCTAGACCTTACCCTAAAAATAGATTCCATAACAGAACATATGTCTGATTGAAAACTACTTTTTAACTGGGATATTGCTTTTTCTTGCTCCTTCAGTTGGGAGATACTGTCCGAGTTGCTCATCATGAATCTTTGGAATTTTAATTAAATCCAATAAAGATATTCCTTGTGATTCTTTATTTTCTACAATTTTATTCTCTGTTTTGAGTTTCATTTCAACCCATCCTTTTAGAGAATTTATGATAGTCATATATTCTTTTGTAGCATAATCGTTTGTTTTTTCTAAATACAATTTTCTAGCATATAATGACCTAATAGCACTTTCCATAGCATCTTCTGGTTTTATTATTTGTGGTAAATCGCTTTCTATTAATTTTATCTGTTCATTTGCTTGATTTCTAATATCATTGTCTTTTTCGTTTTTCTTTTCAATATGTTTTTTATGTTCTATTATTTCTTCTTCTGTAATATTTACATTATATTCTTCATATATAAAATCTATTAATATATCTGAAGGTATATTAGAAAAGAAAAATGGAGCAGAATCTTCTAATGATATAATATTAGAATTACAAATAGAGCATTCACTATCTTTAATGACTGTAAAGTTTACATTTATAGGAACATTATAGTCCCATGTTAATCTATCTGAGGTTTCTGACATATGAACACCTACTTATTTTTATTTCTGCTAAATATATGCGCCTGTAACTATAAATAGTTATTGGTTATTCTACATATAATATTTTTGAATTTTTATCTCCTGTCTGATAAAGTATAATATTTTTAGTCATCATCATCTTGATTATATCTAAAGTTCTATTATACCCCAAATCCCATTTTCCTCTCTTTTTTTTATCATTTAATTCTAATAATAAATCTTTTTGTGTTAATTGCCCATGCTTTTTTATTATATCTATTATTATTCTTTCTTTTTCTTCTGATGCAGATGATGATTTTCCCATATACATCATATCAAATAGCTGTAATAGATTCTTTAAATTAGGTTCACAAACTTTAACACCATACATGATATCTTCATAATTTACCCTTTCATGTCCATTTATAACTGCTCTTTGTGTTGCAACTTTATTCACTAATACATGAAATCTTTGGAAGAATGTTTTTAATATTCTTTGTTTATCGCCTGTAAATTGGCCTACTATATATTTAGAATATAGACTTTCTTTAATAGCTAAATACTTTTTAACATCTTCTTTATCAAATAGCAAATATTTATCAATTTTATTAGGTATCATATCGGTTAATGTTCTTATTTTTTCTCTAATTTTTTTTATTTTTTCTGGATTTTGTTGCAGCTTCATTAGCTCAACGCCGATTCGAATCTCTTTTTCTTCTTCTGGTGTGAACTCTTTATAAGATAAAAACATTCTCTGTAAAAATCCTTTTGTTAAGATTGTATTCTTAAATCCATCGAACATGTAACTTCCTGCAACTACTGTACAATTGCATGGATAATTGATTACATCATACTTCATTCCTTTCGATACTTTTCCCGGTTCATCCATTACATGTTGAAACTGCGAAGTAAGCACATTCATATTCATATGTGGAGCATCCGATAATAAAACAGAACCCTCATCCCATACTAGCAATTTCAATTTAGATAATATTCCTTCCTTTTTAATTGTTTTATTATCCTTTCCTTGAAATACTGAACCCGTTAAACAAGCCTCATTATCTTGGATTGTTTTTCTGCATGAAATTTTTAAAAAATCTACTAAATTATATAATGCTTCCATAGTTTGGGTTTTACCCGTTCCAGAATCCTGAATAATAAAAGCATGTATTCTAGTAGAACATTGTTTATCGCCAGACTCAATGTACCCAAATTTTTTATTTGTAAGAACTACTCCTAAAAATACATGAAACATTAATTCTTTTAATTCCTTGTTTCCAATAACATAATGGTCCATGTATAGTCGCCAAACTTCCTTAAGTTCATTAAGAAGGTCCCTTTCGTTTTTAGGCTCATCGGTCATTTGGAAACCGCCTCTTCATAACGAAATACATTATCCCGCTTAATCCCTTCTTCAAGATTTTTCCAGGGATTATAAAAATGATATAGAAAACTATCCGCCTTAACGAACTTTAATACTTTGGTCCTCGTTACTCCTCGGTCGTCCTTGTAGACCACCAGATACTCCTTGCCAACGTCCATGCGATTTCCTCCTACTGAAAATAGCTAATAATTTATTCTGCGCAGATATTTAAATAGTTATGTGTTGTTATTAAGCGAGAGTGACGTATTATTCGAAAAGGTGACTCATAGAGAATCAATGGGGACATGGTGGTCGAATCGAAACGACCCCCCTAATTCATAATATATATTAAAATATATATATTATATTATATATATTAAAATCTATATATTCTATTATATATATTTATTACATTTATAAATACGTATTATCGTTTTTTCGTTTTTATCGCATCCGTATATTCTTATACTATCTAATCTATATAACGTTTCATATATATTATATACATCGCTTCCGATTTTTTTAAATATAAACGATAATCTATTTAAATTATATATATCGTTATATTTAATATCGCATATATCGTCTATTATTAATATATTTATCTTTTCCGCAATATTTAACAAATCTCCGATTAATTCATATTTATCGTTTCGCAAAATACAACTTAAACTTATACTTCCGCTTTTATTATAATTTTTATAACATTCGCATTCATCGTTTATATATTTTTTAAATTCATTTATTTTATTCATTTTACATCGCCTCGTTATATTTTTAACTAATACGTATTATTTAAATTATAATACTTATATATATATCGATTATATTACTCATATATTATATCATATATCTTTAAAGATATAGGATATAAGATATAGGATATAAGATATAGGATAATCGATAGATATATAAAGATTGAAAGTTATAATATTTATATGAGCGTATATAATTTATCATATATAATCGATGATATATAATAAAAGATATATCATTGATTATATATTTCTCGTGATATATACGGATATGTATATATTATATTAGTGAGTAAAATAAAATAGAGAATAAAGATTATATTAGTACGTAAAATAAAATAGAGAATAAAGATTATATTAGTACGTAAAACAAAATAAAAGATAATAGATTATATATAATCTATTATATAGTTTTCTTTGTATCGGTTGTATTATCGAGTTTAAAGTATCGTATTGTATCTTTTCGGCGCATTGTTATTTTATGTTGTCGATATTGTAAATACTTAAAGATATTCGATAATCCGCCGTCTTCGATTTTCATATGTAGCTTATTATATATCTCGGACTCGTTATATGCTTGTTTATCTTTTAGTGCGTCTAATACTAAAGCTCCTAATCCGGTGCTTTTCTTTTCTAACTTATTAAATTCTTCTTCGCTCATTGACATTTATATCGCCTCGTTTTATTTTCTAATTAATATATATTCACGTATCTTTATATAGTTATCGGTTGTAATACTTTCTTTATCTCTTATGTAATACAACTTCACCGATTGCTTTAATTATGATTTCCCATTCCTCAATGGATATGATTTCCTCTATTACTCCCGATAATAAAATACGATTAACCGATTCACTAAACATATCGTTTCCTAAATCATCAGGAAATATATTATTAATTGCTTGTTCCATATTTACTCGTTGTTCATACGGAATAGATAATGTTTCGCTTATCCGTTGTTTCCCGTTTTTATCCTTATTATATAATCCTATTTTTAATTCGTTTTCCATATTATCACCGTTTTATATTTTTAATTAATACGTATTATTTAAATTCTAACGTTTATATAGTTATCGGTTCTGTTTCATTGTATAATATTCCGTAATATATAATGAAAGATATATGATATCGGATAATAAATAACTATATAAATACTAAAATTTAAATAATCGTATGAACGCAAAATCTATATATATGACCGAAGATATACATAACATAATGTACATAGGAACACATAGAAGTATATATTATATTAAGGAATAAAATAAAACGAGGCGATATTATGAATGAAGTTCAAATGAGAAAAATAATGTTTAATAGAACTAGAGTTTTAATTAAACAAAGACCATTTCAAATTCAACTAGAACAAAGATTAAAAGAACTAGTTGTAATTGAAGAAGATAAAATATTAAAAAAACATAACATTAGCGGAGATTTGATGAGCGAGTTTCTTGTTGAATGCTTAGAACTCTTTTTTATAGATACAAAAAGAGAAAAAGTATAAAGAAGATTAGCTTATATTATATTTTTATTATGAATGTTTATTTTATTAAGGAGGAGATAATATGAATTATAAATTTATTAGTGAGGAGTTGGGAAAATGAATGTAAGAGACTTAATAGAAACATTACAACAATACGACCCGAATGCAAATGTAGTAATAAAAGAAGAAGTTGATAAATCGGAATACGATAACGACTTTGAACTACACGATATTGAAAGTGAAAGCATTTCAAAAGAAAAAGACGATGTCTTAATAACAATAAAAGTATAAGAGCGCATAATAGGAATATCGGAGTGCAAATCTCCGAATGCGCATTATTATATTAAAGAATAAAATAAAATAGGATGTGAAAAAATGAAAAGAGTTGAAATTATAGTAGATAAAGCAATGAAGAAATGCAATATACCATTAAAACTCAGAGATGCATTGATAAAAGATGTAGAAGCAGATTACGATGAATATGATATAAGAAAATTAACAATTAGAGATGTAGTTGAAATCTTTGATTGTATGGATGGAGGCGATTAAGTGAAAATAAAAGAACTAATAGATATATTAAAGAACTATGACCCAGAGACATCTATATGTACTAGAAATGTATATGACTTTGAGAACAATATAAACAACGACTGTCATGAAGATTATGAAATATGTGAAATTATTGAAGAGAATCCAGAAGAATCAATCAAAGGAATATACTATGACGATGAAACAAAAGAAGTAGTAATAGTGTGTCCAACATATCAGAACTAGCTCATACTAACAGACTTCGAGGTGTGAGTCCTCGAATGAGCGTTTTCCATATTATATTATGGAATAAAATAAAATAAGGTGAATAGAAATGAGTGAAGCAATCGATGGACAACCATTAACAGTTGACCAAATTAAAAATATGGAAAACATAGCATTTGAAAATCAAAATTGGGAAGACTTATCCCGAATTAAGAAAATAAAATCAATGTATGGAATGAAATATATATAATCAACTATATACGTTATATTTCATAACCGCAACATATATAAAGATTAAAATTCAATTATTATTATCTTAATTTAGGAGGTGGCTAATATGCCAATTAATGAAGAGGAATTTGAGAAGTTAGATAAAACACCATCACGAGGGTTTGGGCTAAAGGGAAAAAGTCTAAGAGGAACAGTCTTAGCAGCAATGACCACAAAAGGTGGATACTCAGCAGCAGAACTAGTAAAACCAGTTTCTGAGGTATTAAAAACAGAAGTAAAAATTGCAAGCGTTCAAACAGCATTGAATAACCTTTTCAGGGACGACAAGCTCGACAGAGGATATCTTGTGGATAAAGAAGGAAAACGAACATCTGTCTTTAAGAATCTTGCAAAGTCTGCATAAGTAAGAACAATTGTACAAAGGGGGACTTCGGTCCCTCACTAATTCTTTAATAATTCACTTTAATCATTTGATATATTATGTGTCAAAATCAAATATCTTTATCTAAAAGGGAGTTTATAGAAAATAAGAATTGCGATGGTATTCTCAATATCGCCGCAGTTTTTATATGAAGATTACAATGAGAAAAGGTTGGTATTTCCGAAATATCCAAAAAACAGTAAATGAGCCTCCGGTGTGCGATTCGGCGCTATTGAAAGATTTGACTTTAAATAAATCGATATACTGCGGCGCCATTTTTTTAAATTTCAAAATCGCTAATCTCCGGTGTTTTTTAATATTTTATATATATATTTTAATATATATATATATACATTATACAAAAGAATAGAATAAGAACGATGACACATAGATAGAAATACAAATATATACATTACAACCTAAAACATTAAAATACAGCTCGGTATAGCGATTATGTCTTTTAATATTTTAAAAGACGGAGCGGGTATGCGGTTTAAAATTTAGTTGTCATTACGCAATAACAAAACATATCTATATAAAGTTTAAAATTTAAATAATAATTATGCTTTCGGCTATCGAATTTGGAAAACTAAGCAAAACTCCTAGCAGAACCTATGTTAAAACGCCCCCTAAAAGGACCTGTAGGAACCTTAGACCGGTAGATAAGATTCTAATGCAGCGATTGAATCTAAAGGAAAAAGCGATGAAGCGATTTAAGCTATTTCACACCGATGATTATCATATTATGCGAATCTCCTTTAGAGAGGAAAAACTCGGACCAAAAGGGGAAATTAAGGAATTGTCGATTTCTAAGAGAATTGAAATATTGCTAATGTCCAATGAAGGGTCATATTATACTTTATTAGAGATAGCTAGGGAAGTTAAATTCTATATTATATTTAAGAACGAATTATTAGAATTTCAAAGGGAATTAAAGAGGACCGTAAAGGAATGTCCTTATATTATTTCCAGGAGTAAAATGGATGTTAAATATTATGGTTGGTGTGGCTCCGATGGGGAGACAACAATTAAATGTGAGGATAAATCAACGGTGGGTATATGTTGAAAATGTTTAAGTATTAGAATTGCAACCGATGACCATTAATTGATTGGGTTTGGAAGTTCGATTCTTTCCCACACCAATATTATTATTATAAGTAAAATAGGAGAAATGATTAATATGGAAGATGCAATGCGAAAATTAGGATACATATTCAGCAGAGATAACGAATTAGGAACAGTATTCAGAAAAGGATTATCTGTTGATGATGAACTTATAGTAATAGATGTTGAAGCTTTAAAAAAGTGGATTACAGACCATAAGTATGATTTGGAAAATCCAGAAATGGGATGTATAAACACAGTAATAAACGTTCAAGAATTATTGGATGATTTAAATATTGGTGAATGAATGATAGACCAAACAAATAAGTAATGTGGAAATTCCCTTACGTTATTAAAGCTTAGACGAACTATGGAGGAATAATTATGATAAAAAAATGTGAATGTAAAGAATTTTGCAAAGATTGTGGATTCATAGAAGTATATAATAATGTAATAACAAATGAAGAAATTGTATTATTTAAAATTAATGCTGATTATACCAAGTATTATAATACAGTAGGTGGAAGACATTTAGTATATAGCATATCTAATAATTTTGACACAATATTAACTCTTCCAATAGTACAAGACTTTTTTAAAGAAATAGATTATGACCCAAAGACAGCAGTAATTGTAAGATTAAGTCTTATTATGAGACAAACAGAAAATGGTTGGATACCATTACGATTATATTTCAAAGGATATAAGGATAAATCATTAGTTAAAATAAAGTTTCCTTATATACATATAAGAACAAAGATATTTAAATATAAAGTTGTAAAGGAGGAATACTTATGAACGAACTTAAAATAGTAGAAACAGACATAGATTGGATAGAAATAGTAAATTTAGCCCTCAATAGACAAGGATGGGGCCAAGAACATGTATTATATACATATGGAAATATTAATGTTAAATGTGTATTAGATACATATGATTTTACAAACAATTGTGCTACGTTCAAAATGAAAGTAGATTATCCATATAAAGGAGAAACATCGTGCTCTTTCCATTGTGAAAATTATGAATATATTAGCCTTTGGATGAATAGTTTTTCAATCGAAAATTTCAAATCATTAATGAATAGAAGAGTAGAAGGGCGTCTTAAAGCTATATTAAGAGCAAAGCTAAGAGAAGAAGCTAGGGAATTATACAAAGACCTATATTATTATGAGTCATATTCTATGATAGAAAAATATGCACAAGAAGCTAATCTTACATATGATTATAATAAAGTATTAGCAATAATAGATAAAGATATTCGAGAAAAATGTATGGACGCATTTTCAGAAAAGATAGTAGAGATTCTTAATGGTCCATTCAATGACAAAATTGAAGAATATGTAAACAATGCAAAATGTCCAATTCCAAAAATGCAGCAACTTATCGATAATATTGTTAAAAATAGAGAGGTGAAAAAATGAGTGTATTTACTAAAGAATCAGATACTATACAAAATCCTTGTCATATTGTATTAAAAAGAAGCACAAAAGGAGTATATAGTTGGGAAATAAAGTTAGCATTTGATAATTCATTTAAACTGAAAGAAATAACAACAGCGATAGAACGTGTAAACGAAGACCTTAAAAAAACATATATTAAGTAGGTGAGTAAAATGTCAATTGATATAATGAGATATAAGGGAGTACGAATAGGATATATAGAATCCAAATCTAAATTTACAATGGAATATAAGAATACTGTTTATTGTGAAGATAATATTACAGAAATAAAAAAGAAAATAGACGATATGATACATGTTACTATTGGAACGGTATATTGTAATCGTGGAGATGAAATTAGAAAATATATTGCTAAAACAACAGGTAGTAATGATAAAATTGCATTATTTACCACAAATGATGAATTTTGTGAAAATATGTATTTGTATCAAGTGTATAAACATATATTATACAATACTATACGAATTAAGAAATTAATTAAATTGCAGGAAAAAATAGATACATTAAAAAAAGAAAAAACAAAAGTATTCAATTCGTTGAAAGAAATAAGATTAATAACAAAAGATGATAAGTTGGTGATTGAATGAGAGAAAAATGTCAAAATTGTAAGCATTGGTAAATAGTAAAATAAGGGGATTATATATAGGATATCCACAAATATATAGGTGATTAATAATGCAAATTAAAAGCTTGATTAAAATAAAAGAAGAGTATTATAATAAAAATAGAGGACACTGGATACCTATATTTTGTTGGATTCCAAGAAATATCAATAGAATATGGGTATGGTTAGAATTCATAGAAGTAAATTATGCTGTATATACCATAGGAATGAATAAAATAGTGTTTAGTACAAAATATAGATTATTAACAAAGGCTAATAAATGACTACTATTGAGTTAAAAGAAGCAAAGAATTATAATAAACCCATTCCTTTAACAAAACAAGAAAAACGAGAAATAGTTAATTGTTTAAGTAAATCTTTTATTCAATGTGATAAAAAGTTTAAACAATATAGATGTAATCGTAGAAAAGGACACAAAGGAAGATGTATAAATGTATTGGGTAAAAGTAAAATAATATTTGCCATTTCGAAAACATTAGCAATTTGGGAAAATGCACCAATAGACAAATTAGTATACTATAATCCAAATACGGTGTTCAATTATAAACTTATGTCAAAAAGCAATATGGTAATAAGAAGAGAAGAACGCAAAGAGATGTTATTAATATTAGAACCCATTTCAGTAGCATATATAGACCACGGTGTGTATATAAGACAATGTAATAAAGTATTTGTAAGTGAAAATATTAATTATAGATGCACCAGGCCTAGAGGACATAAGGGAAGATGTATATGTTCAATATTAAATAAAGATAGAAAAATGAAATTAGAACCAATAGTGTATTGGATATGTAAAAAATATAACAATTAATAGTTGCTAAAATCAACAGGCGCAATCAATCACTAGGAGAAATCCGATTAACTGCGAACTTACTACACACTAGATTCGTATAATGAAGATGATAGTTGAACATTATGGCACGATATATGGATTGCGCCTTATAATTATAAAAGGGTGAAGTGAATGACAACTCAAGAAGAAATAAAAGATATGGAACAAACAGAGAGAAGAATGGAAATATCTGATATTACAAAAGAAGATATTGAAGATTACGAAAGAGTACGCAAGTATGGAAAAACAAATATGTGGGATACTACAACAGTATGTGAATTATCAAAAGGATTAACAAAAGAAAAATGTGTATTAATAATGAAGAATTATGATTCTTTATTAGAAAAATTCGGGGTGGTTAGATGAATAGTAAACAGGATAATGAGCAAATAGCATTAACAAACGAAATAGTAAGACAAATGAGAGATATTAAAGGAACATTAAAGTTTGAATTACACGATGATGTTAAAAAAATGTCTGGACTAGAGGCTATTATAGATTATACTTCTTTTAACGAATGTGATAAACTACATACTCTTGCAGACATATGCAAAAATAATCAAACGGTAGCATATTATGCAGCTAAAGAATTTCAAAATGATGGTTTTGAAGGAACATACAAATCTGAAAGTACACACTCAAATGAAGATACATTAAGCCAAATGGCCGAATTATTAAAAAGGTACATTGCAGATGATTTAGAATTTGCACCTGTTGAACTTGAGAAAGATGGTACTATTAGCACATGGGCTATGTCTAAAGATAGAACTTTAGAATTGTGTACAACTCTTGGTCAACCTAGTAAAGAAGATATTGAAGCATTTGAAAAAGAGATTAAAAATAAACAAAAAGATAATTCTAAATCGAAAGTTGTAAAAATGCATATATCATCACTTAATGATAGGGAATCCTTTAGAAAAATAAATGAATAAGATAATAAATACATTATAGAATGTTACGCTTAACATATATATTAAACGAATAACATTCTATAAAGTCTTAAAACTCATATAATAGTTATTATTTAAATTCAGGTAAATTCATATGAAATCTAATAGTATATTTCATAAAATTCAAGCGTTTATTATTAAACGATTAAAACGTAAAGATAGATATATGTTTATAGACGAAGACGGAGGAAGATAATATGTCTAGAAATATAGTACCGGTTAGAACAATAGAAGAAGGAATTGTACACGATTCTTTTACAATAGAAGAAGATGTGTGTGTACATTTAGAAAGACCAACTAGAGGATGTACATTTAATCAACATACCTGTTTAGATTTACTAGGAAAGAAATGTGCAAGACGAAAACGATTATTAAAGGAAGATGGTACTCCATTTGAAGCACAATGCTCTTGTATATATCCTGTACCTAGAGATTTTAGCTTTAGTGATACTAAAAAGAAAAAAGGTAAAAGAGAAGATAAACATTAACTTTATAATATGTCCAACATGTTCACAAATACATAAGAGGAGGGTAGAACGAAGAGCAATATTCGGAAATGGATATGTTCAGTGTCTATCTTGCTATGAGATATTTAATGAACCATTTGAAGATAAAATTAGAAGAGTAGAACTTTTATGAATAAAAGCAGCTGTTCGTAAAGCACGAAAAGTAGGTAAGCAAATGAAAAATAAAGAATGGATGTTAGGGATTGCTATAAGTTCATATAAATGTAATGAATATAATAGATGTAGTAAATGTTGTCGTATATTTGATGTAGGCGATAGATGTCATACTAAGTTAGATGAACTTGATTATAATTTATGTGATGACTGTTTTAACTACAAGGAGAATAATGTAATAGTATAGTATTAGAGTAATATACAAATATAAAAAAGGTGATAAGATAAGAACTACTAATATGATTGAACGATTAAAAAGAATAATAGATATGATATTATATATTAGAATAGTTTATTGTAGAATTAACTATACCTATATAATAACAATATCTAGATTTAGTACAAAAAAATGGAATATAGAAAAAATACCAGATGAATGGGCAGATACTATGGATAGATACTATGATAACTAAAGGATTTATTAAAGAAAACCAAATAGAATTACCAACTACTACTGGATATCATATGTATATTCCGGTAGAAAATATTCCTGTTACATCATATAAGGTTATAATATTAGGAATATTGGTTTATTGTACTATATCATTATTATTAATTAATAGTACAATATATAGTTATGATTTATTACAAGATAATAATAGACTTACTTATGAATATAAGTTAAGTATGAATCATAATTATAACTTGACTAATGAAAATCAAATTTTGACATATTACTTATCAGAATCAAATAGAACTATTGATGAATTGCGACAAGAGATATCATATATGGATATTCAATATGACCAATTAGAAGCTAGGAAAAAATTAGAATATCATATACCAACAACACAAGAAATATCCTCAATATTAAGAAATGATAAAACCGATACATTATCATATGATGTTGATACCTTTGACTGCACAGAATTTACAAATAAAGTAATAGATGTATTTGAAAAGAATGGAATTGTATCGTGTTTTACAGAACTAGAATATACTATTAATGGACATGCTCTTATTGCAGTAAACACGACTGAAGGTATATATTACATTGAACCTCAAAAAGATAAAATAATGAAAAATATTCCTACATATTACGATGGAAATAATATTAAATCTGTAAGTTCGTGTTATGGATTTGAAATAAGATATTAAAGGAGGAATTAAAATGACATCATCAGTAACAAGAAGAGATGCATTAAAATTTGCTATAGGAAGAGATGGTAATCTAGAGTGTAAAAAATGTGGAGCAGCAGCAATTATTAGGTCTATCTTTCGTAGAGGAAGTAAGATTAAGGATAAATTGATATATATTTGTCCTAAATGTAAGAGATAAAGGTGATATTATGGTTAGAATAACAGATACTTGTGTAAGTCATAGAGATAGAAGACAATTTGGTACAGATGATAAAGATAATTTAATCTGTAAGAAATGCAAAACCAAGATAATTATACAATCAATTAATCACGGAAGTAAATTAGTTTGTCCATCATGTGAAGGTGTTAAAAAAAAGAAGGAATGATTATGCGAGAAATAAAATTTAGAGGAAAACGAATAGATACAAATGAGTGGATTTAGTAAAGGAATTAATAATGGATGTATTACTGAAATTTCGCCTAAGGAGTGATTAAAATTACTATGTATGTAAGACCATCAATTACAATAGTAAAAAGTTATTGTACTAAATGTAATAATGAAAGCACTCATTCAGTATTACCTATTGAGAGAATAGTTGGAGCAAAATATTATCAATATTGCAATAAATGCAAAAAGTTTGTAGAATTTAAAATTAATATTTAGACGAACTATGGAGGAATTGAAATGAGACTAACAAAAGATGGAACTAAGTGTCCATATGGTTATTGCGTGCATTGTGTTCTTGAAGACTTAGGAGAATGTGATGGAGTAGTTGAAATGGAGTGATTGACATGACTAAAGAACTTAATGATAAATTACCAATTAAAATAACGGTAATTGCGATTTCAGAACAATACGATATGGATTCAAAAAAGACATCATATAAAATAGAATTACATATTAATGCTACTCATCCTATGAATTTGTTTTGGTATGAAATGAACAAGAAACCCGTATTTAATGTGGGTGACGAATTTAAATTAACTGAATTGATTAAGGAGAATTGATATTATGAAAAAATGTGAATGTTGTGATGCAACTACAAATTTTAATCTTATTGATTTTCATACAATTAATTGGACTGCATTTAGAAATGGTAAAGGAAAAACAAAATTCTTCTGTCCAAAACATCGTAAGGAATGTATTGAATCTATGGTATTGTAACTGAATATGGAAAAGAAATAGGATATTATTGTAATAAATGTAAGGTTGAGATATTTTTCAAAATGGAGTGTTATAAAGTACAAGGCGAGTGATTGAAATGTGTAAAAATGGTGATGTTATGAAAAAAATGAAATTAGAAGAATTTAGAGAGTTTGTTAAAACTAATGATGATAATATAATAACAATAAGCCAACTAAAAGATGAATCATTTGATAAAAGATTCTTGTTAGTATGTAAGAAATGTGGAAGCACTAATGTTGAATTTTTTGGTGATTTCGGAACAGATTATAGCGGATATACTGGTTATTGTTCAGGAGATAATGGATTTAAATGTAAAGATTGTGGTAATGCAATAGTATGGTCTCAGTAATAGTATAAAGGTATGGGTGATTAAATGGAAAAGAGTGAAGACAAAATTAAAAATGTTCAATCTATGAAATTAATTTTTTGTAATTGGGGAGTTAATTTAGAGTATTTTAATGGTAAACATATTACAAACCTAGAATTTAAATCATTATCTGAATCATTAGATTATATTAAAAAAACAATGGAGTGAATAAATATGAGTGATGTAGATTATAAGAAATTATATGAGAATATTATTGACTTAGGGCTAGAGTTTGCAGTATATATTATTAAACTTATGTTTGTATATTTCGGATTTAATTTGTCAATAGCACAATATTTCGGATTTGAAAAAATAACAATAGTTCAATCAATATTTTTGATGTTATTCTTTGCAGGAATTAGAGGAATAAATACATCAAATCTTCGGAGGAAATAATATGAGTGAAAAAGATAATTATAAGTAAGGTTGAGATATTTTTCAAAATGGAGTGTTATAAAGCTTAAGGAGTGATTTGATGGAAAAACATTTAGAAATAATACACGCAGAAAATGGAGTAGTCATAAAAGACTTTGTTTGTGAAGAAGTTTTTGATACTGGAAAATTATTAATTATTCCAGAAATTAAAGTAATTGAAGAAGTCTCACAACAAGAATTAATTCGCAGAACGTGTATAGAAGTTGCAAAATATCTTGGATATTTAGAAAACAATTATTCAAAAGAAAATATAAGAATTTCTTTTGATGGAAATGGATGTGGAGTTAGTTCTGAGGAGTGATTGAAATGACGATTGAATATACTTTTGTTAAAATAATGAGAAAACGAATTAATTCACAAAATTCAAAAAATCATTTTGATTTATCAAAATTAAAACGTATGAATGAAATAGTTGATGAAATTGAATCTAAAGAGAAAGACATAGATTTATTGAAAACAGAACTATCTAAATTTATGTTAGGATTATGTTAAACTAATGATTAAACGAACTATGGAGGAATAATTATGAGAGAAATAAAATTTATAGTTTGGGATAAAAAAGAAAAAGAATTAATATATGAGGGTATTGAATTATCCCTTAGATTACTTAATGAAAAATTTGAAAAACACGAACCATGGAAGTTTATTGGATACCCACCACACTATTCATCACGATTTGAATATCTACAATACTCAGAAAAGAAAGACAAAACTGGAAAAGAAATCTATGAAAAATATATTTGCAAATATGGAAATAAAATTGGCGTAATTGAATTTTCAAATTGTGGAGTTCATTTAGTAACTAAAGACAGACAAGAAATAATACATTTATCCACAATAAATTATCCTGAATTAGAAATAATTGGAGATTATTTTAATAATCCAAATTTACTAAAATAAATAGAGTGATTGTTATGAGTATACTTGATAAATGTGTTGAAGAATTAAAGAGTTCGCCTAAGGAGTGAATGATATTATGAATGATGAGATAATAAGAAAAACATTTCCTGAAATGTTTGAATTAGTAAAAAATAAAAAATGTCCTTTTTGTAAAAAAAAGATAATAATTGATGAATTTAAAAATGATTTATCATTAAAGGAATATAAGATTTCAGGATTATGTCAAAAATGTCAAGATGAAACATTTGAGTGATTGAATGAGAACTATTAAAGAACAAATAGAATTAGCTAAATCAATAGCAACTGAAGCCCATGAAGGACAAAAACGAAAAGATGGAAAACTATATATAACACACCCCGAAGCAGTAGCAGAAAAAGTATCTGATGAACTAAAACCTATTGCATGGTTGCATGATGTTATTGAAGATACTAATATTACAAAAGAGAAATTAATATCTCTTGGAGTTAATCGACACACTGCTAATTGTGTTCAATCATTAACAAGAAAAAAAGGAACTACATATTTTGATTATATAAATCAAATAATATGTTCTACAAATATGAGGTCTATATTTCAAGTTAAAATTGCAGATTTAGAACATAATATGTCGGATTTGAAAGAAGGGAGTTTGAAAGATAAGTATAGATTTGCAATAGAAAAAATTGGAGAATGTGCAGACTTTAATTAATTTAGCCCAAGGAGGAATATTATGAAACCATTTATAGAAATATTTGGATTTGATATCGTACACTATTATCAAAATAGAAGATTAAATGAATAGGAAAAATAATGAAAACTGCATATATTAACAACGGAAAGTTATGTATTGAATATGATAGAACATTAACATCTGCAATAACTACTTATAATATAAAACAGATATCTGGACATATTTGGAATCCTGTATATTTAAGATGGGAAATTCCATTAACTCAAAATAATATTAAAAAAGTAAAAGATATGGGATTTGAAATAACAGATATTGATAATGATATTAAAGATGTTAAAGAAGATATATTGAAAACATTTCCATTTTTATATGATTTTCAAGTAGATTGTGTTGCAAGAGGTGTGATTACTGAACGATTACTTATTGCAGATGATTGTGGATTAGGAAAAACAATACAATCGCTTGCGATATCTATATATTTGCATAAAAATGAACATATAAAACATATAATTATTTGCTGTCCTAAATCAATTAAGAAACAGTGGAAAATATCAGTATCTGATTTTTTTGGAGAAGAGTGTACAATAGTTGAAGGTCCTCTTTATATGAGAAAAAAGATATATATTAATCCTCCTAAGATATTAATTATTAATTATGAACAAATACTAGCAGATTTTATGTTATTACTACCAATAATAAAAAATAATATATTGATATATGACGAAATGTCTTATCTGAAAAATAGAAAAGCAAAAAGAACTAAGCTATCTAAACAATTTGCTCCTAGTCATTTATATGGATTAACAGGAACACCAATAGAAAATAAGTTAGAAGATGCTTTCAATATATGCAATATTATTAATCCAGAATGGATGACTAAATCTGAGTTTTGGAAATATTGTGTTTTTGAAGACCATAGAATTGTAGGATACAAAAATTTAGATAAATTCCAAGAACGATTTATGGAATGTACAATAAGAAGAAAAATGAGTGATGTAAAAGTTCCTCCTGAATTAATAATATATGAACGATTTGTAGAATTAAGTAAAGAACAAATAAAATTAGAACGTATTATTATTGATGATTTGAGAAAAGGAAAACGACAAATACAAGATTTTACTTTTTTACATATGGTTTGTGATAGTACATTATTAATAAAAACATCAATCGCAAAGTCAATAGAAGATATAAATAAAGATTTAATAACAGAATCGTCACCAAAGTTAGATGAACTATTGCTTATATTAAATGAGCTAAATGATGAAAAGATAGTTATATTTACCAAATATGCTAAAATGGCTCATATAATATTAGAAAAATTACCAAATAGTATAATAGCAACCGGAGAATCAAAAAGAGACAAGACAGATATAAAAGAAGATTTTAGAAAAAATTATAAATATTTGGTTACTACAGATACAATGGCGTATGGAGTAGATATGCCATTTGTTGATACAATTATAAACTTTGATATTCCATGGAATCCTGCAAAAATAAGACAACGAGTATATAGAGCATATAGATTACTTAGAGATAGACCATTAAAAGTATTTAATATAATATCAGCAGGAATAGAATCGCATATATATGATGCTATGTGTGGAAAAAGATGTTTAAGCGAAGAGATTTTAAATGTAGATATTAAAAAGCATATCTTACAATATATACATTAAATTATAACCGATACCTATATAAAACCTAAAAAGTAAATTATATATAAAAAGGAGGAGTAGCTATGGATTATTTACAAATAAATAAACTTAAATGTTCAGGAAATAAAACACGATTTTTTAATGAAATAGAAGAAGCATTAAAAGATAAATTTGATATTTATCAAGATATTAATGTTTTTAATATTAAAGAGAAAAAAAGTGATAAAGAGGTTGAATAAAATGGATGTAATGGGAACAATAGAAAAAATAGTAGCCAAAACAAATAAAAAAACAGAAGAGTTAGAAAATGAACTAAATGATGAATTTAATAAACTAGACCCATCAATATCAGAAAAGGATAGAAAATCAATGGCTTTTTCTAGATTTAGAGCATCATATAGAAAAATATTATCTTCAAAGGGAGAAGAAGTTGAAATAGTATTTATAGGAGCAACAAATGCTTTAGATATGGTTAAAAAAAGAAGAGCAACAGCGCAAGCAATAGTAGATAAAAATCCAGAAACGGCAATAAAAGAAGGAATGGTAAATAAAGAAGGAGAATTATTATACTATATTCCTCAAGATAAGTTTGAAAAACTACAAGGATGGAAAATTAAACAAGATTATATACAATCAGAAGAAGGAACATTAATTGATAAAACAGGAATAAAGTGGATTGGTAAAGTTATTCCAAAAGAAGACTTTCAAAAAACAGCATTTGGTGCCGTTAAATTTGAAAGTGGAAAAATTATACCCGCTATTGTTTCATTTAGAAAAGAAAATTCTAAAATACCAATTCCTATGTTTAAATGGACAAAAGTTGATGTATTTAAAAAACAAACATCTTCCGAAACATTATTGCTATTTAATGATTCAGGAACAACAGAATTTAAAAATGAAACTGAATTAAAAGAAGACGAAATACTATCACTATTTGAAACAACATTTAAAAAATATAATTTAGTGTTAGGAAGTTATAAAGAATGGTGTGAATCACATTCAAATTTTAACGATTTTGCTATTATGAAAGTAGTCGTTAATGAAATATTATTACCAACAGGAAGACTTACTAATAGTATGTTAAGAGTTGATGATGATACTATGGAATTTGATGATGAAGAAGGAAATATAATACCTCCATATGCTTGTTTTTTATCTGAGCATATAAAAATTGATTTTCCAGAAAAAGCAGAAATATGGATGATTGGTAAACCAGGAACTAATGATAGAGGAAGCACAATAGCAGTTAGTGGAATATACTCTAAAGAAGTATATAGAAATTTATCCATGTCTAAAGAAGAAAAAGAACAATGGGAATAAAATGGTAGTATTAACAGAACAAAAAAAAGAGGAATTACAAAAAATGTTAGAGTCCCATCCCGATGGGATTCCTCTTTCTGAAATAACAGGAAAAACAAAAATAGCTTATGTTACCCTATATAAACACTTAGTTAATATGGGATATAAGATAATTCATAAAAAAGCATTAAGATTTAGAAAAATAAAATATGTAATAAAAAAATAGGTGATAATTATGGTAGAAATAGAAAAAGAACCTAAAAAGGAAATTGATTGGGGAGAAAAATTAGATAAAAAATTACCAGTAGTTGAGGAACATATTAATCCTGCATATACTTATGAGCAAGTATTAGATGATATTTCTGCATTTAAAGAAAGAAAAAAGAATCAAAAAAACACAATGAATTGTCTTGTGTTAGGACAAGATGGTACTGGTAAAACTGGAATTGTAATGGACTATTGTGAAAAAATAGATAAAAAAACTATGTTTATTGATTTAGATGGTGGTGATTTCCCAGTATTTAATTCATACCATAAAAACTCAGATAAAATAGAAGTATTATCTGCATATGTTGCTGATGATAATGGAGACCCTAGTTATGATATAATGTTATCTAAGATAAAAGCAATTGCTATGTTTGTAAATAAGAATGAACAAGATTATGGATGTATTGTATTAGATGGTATTTCTAGATTTTTAAAAATATGTGAATACGTTATGAGAGTAGAGAAAAATTTAGAAGTAGATGGTGGAGTTACGCAAAGATATTGGATAAGCCGTGCTAGAAAGTTTTCAGAAACTATAGATTTATTAAAATCGATACCAATGGATAAATTCTATATAGCACATGAAGATTTTATGGTAACAACAGATATGGCAATGGTTAAAGCAAATATGAATCAAGCAATGCATCAAAGAATAATATGTACCAAAAGTATAGGATTAGGAAAAGTAGAATTTAATGCAAAAATTGATAAATCTAAATTTGATTTAACAAAAGAAGGAAAAATAATAAAATTTGCTACTGTTACTAAAGGAGATGCAGTTTGGGATACAAGTGACATATTCGTAGGATTAAAATAATATAGGGTGAAGTAAATGATAATAGATAAAAATACATTATGTGATTTTTTAGAAAAATCTTCATTTAAAGGATTAATAGATAAAGCTATATTAGACTTTAAAGAAGGGGAAATAATAGCTAAAGTAGCCACTGCAGGAAACTTTAAATGGTGTAAATGTAGGTTAGACATAGATAAAATAAAAGACTATAAACCTATAGGAGAAATAGCAGTAAAAGATTTAACATGGTTATTCAAATGTGCTAAACGATTCAAAGAAGATATAAAATTTAAAATAGAAAAAAATGTATTGTATATGAAAGAAACAAATACAGAATTTGATATTGTTTTAGCTGACCCTGATTATATTGAAGAAAGACCTAAAGATGTAGATATAGTCTTTCCATTTTCTAAAACTATAAATACAGAATTATTACAAGATATAATTAAAGATGGAGAATTAGGTAAAAATCCAGATATAAGTTTCGAAACAATTAATAAACAGTTAATTATAAAGGTTGACCTTGGATTAAATACAATAAAACGAATAGTACAAATAGAAGAAGAAATAGAAGCAAAAACAACTGTTCAACATAACTTTTTAAAGGCAACTGTTTGTTGTTTAACATCTCCTATTGTAACCTTAAAATTTGGAGATAAATATCCTATAGGATTAGTTGAAAAATGTGGGAACATTAATTCATTATTTATTATTGCTCCTAAAGTTGAGGAGGATTAATATGAAAAACATTATGTGGACAGAAAAGTACAGACCTAAAATATTAGATGACATTGTAGGATTAGATGTATCTGTAATAAAAAAGGCAATAGAAAATCCAATGTCTATGCCTCATTTTTTGTTTATATCTAAATGTCCAGGAACGGGAAAAACAACAATTTGTAAAGCAATTCAAAATGAACTAAAATCTAAAGATTGTTTAATATTAAACAGCAGTGATGAAAGAAAACTTGAAACAATTAGAGGAAAAATTATAGATTTTGCATCATCTATGCGCAGTGATAATAATATTCCTAGATTTATTCATATGGATGAATTTGATGGTATGCTCACTGCAAGTCAAGAAGCATTAAGATTTATAATGGAAAAATATAATAAAAATTGTAAATTCTTATTGACTGCTAATAGTGAAAGTAAAATATGTGACCCTATAAAGTCTAGATGTACAATAATTAGAATAAATGAATTACCTAGAGAAGATATAAAAAATAGATTATTGTATATTTTAGAACAAGAAAATATACCAAAAGAAAATATTGAAGAAGAAGCAATAGATAAAATTATAGATATATATTATCCAGATATGCGCTCTATGATAAATAAGCTTCAAGAACTATCTCCTAATATTTTGTTAGAAAAAGTAAAAACACAAACAGAAGTAGAAGATAAATATTATGAACTTCTTAAAGAAGGAAATATATATACAGTTAGAAAGTTTGTAATAGAGAACAATCTAGACCCTCATACTTTATTAATTCGTCTAATAGATAATATAACTAATGATGAAATAATTAAAGAAAAAGAAAGGTTTAATGATAGATTTGTTAAATTGCTATACTATATAGCAGAAGTAGATAGAGCTCCTGCTGCAGATAAAGAAATACAATTATTTGCAGTCGGTGTGAAATTTATAGAATTGTTTAAATAAATGAAAGTATGAGTTTTAAGAATGTTATAAATGTCGCTTGTTTAATATATAGTAAACAAAAGGTATTCATAATTTTCTTAAAACTCTTACATTTTCTTTATTCAAACAAAAAAAATATGCGTAGGAGAATAGCGATTTTTAAAAATAAAATTCGTTAATCTCATTGGAAAAAATCAAGTTAATTTGTTGTAAACGGATGTGACTAAATGAATTTATATGAAGCATTAAAAATTATATTTACAAAGAAAGGAGAACTAGATAAAACATGGAGTCCAGTTATAGTTAATAAATTCTTATCAATGAGTTCTATTGAAGATGCTAAAATAATATCTATAGAATTAAATAATTATGTATTTTGGATACATCAAGATATGTTAGAAAAACTATATATGAATTTAATACCAAAACAAAGACCACCATTTATTAGATATATTAAAGCCCAAAAAGAAATAGAACAGGAATATGATTTTATACTTAAAGAAGCACAAACTTATTTTCATTGGACCAATAATGAATTAAAAGCAAATAAACACATAATATTAAAACAATTAGAAAATAAAGAAACATTAAAAAGATTATTATTTTTTATAGGGGCAGATATGACTATACTTAAAAAATATAATATAACTATAGAAAAACCCAAAGACCCTATTAGAACATTAGATAGCTGGATGAAATAAGGTGATAATATACATAGATTAGATAAATATAGAAAGATGTCAATACAAGAACAATTATTTAATAAAACACAAATATTAAATATACTTACTACTCTTCTAATAAAACATGGAAAATATATGACAATGGAAGAATATGGTAATATGTGTAGTGGGTTGTGTGTTTTTTCAGAAATAACATATTTATCAATTAAGTATTTAAAAGTATAGGTGATAAAATGGTAGAAATACAATTTGTAAAAATAATAGGAACAGGTGCCACTGGAAAATCAATGATGATACGAGCACTTTCTAAAGAATTAAGAGATACAGGAGTACATGATTTTGATGTATATTTTAGTTTAACTCCAAGGCAATTACAATCGTGTATAACCCATCATTTTGCAATGAGTGATAATAAATATAATATAGCTCTTGATATTACTTCATTAAAACAATATACAGATATAATGAATACTTGTCATTTAATTGAAGATGAATTAAAAGATATTCATTCTAGAGTAGTTATATATCTATTATGTAATCAAGATATTATACAACATAGTATTTGGGAACCATTAACGGAGGAAATTAAATGTTCAGATTAAGAAAAAGTATAACATTTGAAGCTGCACATAATTTAAATGATTATAAAGGAGTATGTGCTAATATTCATGGACATTCATATAAAATTGAATTGTTTATTATTGGGGATAAATTATCAAAAAATGGAATGATAATAGATTTTAAAACATTATCAGCAACAATGAATTCTTGGATTAATAATAAATATGACCATAAATATTTAAATGATATTATGAGTAATAATCCAACAGCAGAAAATATGGCTAGAGAAATGTATATTAATTTATCTGCAGTTTTAACTTTAAAAGAGTTAGATATATCAGTAGAAAAAGTACGGGTATGGGAAACTGCAGATAGTTGGGCTGAGTATTATGAATGTGAATGAAATATTTAGTTCAATACAAGGAGAAGGACCTGCTATGGGTCTTCCTTGTACTTTTGTAAGATTAGCTGGATGTAATTTAAATTGTACTAAAGAAACTGCTGGATTTGATTGTGATTCAACTTATGCATTTAAAGGAAAAAAATTAACTATTCAACAAGTTGTAAATAGAATAATAGAAGAAGGAAACACATTAATTATATGGACTGGTGGAGAACCATTATTACAAATAAGAGAAATTGAAACTATCTATAAAGTATTATGTAGAGATGAACCTAGATTTAAATATATATTTCATATAGAAACTAATGGAACATTAATATCTAGAATAGGCTCAATAAAACATATAGACACAATAATTATATCTCTTAAGAAACATACTATACCTATACTTAATTTTAGAGAAATGGAATTAGTATTAGGAAATCAAAAAATATATTGGAAATTTGTAATTGGTACAAAAAAAGATTTTATATTTTGGCATAATATTATTAAAAACAATGAAAATTTAATTAAATATGTATATTTAATGCCAGCAGGAGTAGAAGATTCTATATTGAAAGAAATTTCATTATGGTTAGTAGAAAAATGTAAGAAATATAAATATGGATTTTCACCAAGATTACAAATATGGTTATGGGGAAATAAAAGAGGTGTTTAAATGGTTTTAGATATAACAAAAACAGATAAAGAATTAGGAGAAAGCGTAAATGCTTATTTAAGAAAATTAGGTAAGAATACTCCAACAATAAAAGGAAAATTTTTCGCCACTGAGGATAGAATAAAGTTTATTGAAGAAAGTTTTACCGATATTATGAATGATTTAAATTTAGATTTAAAAGATGATAGTTTAAAAGAAACTCCAAAAAGAATTGCAAAAATGTTTGTTAATGAATTGTTTTGGGGATTAGAAGATAAAAACTTTCCTAAAATAACAACAGTAGAAAATAAAATGAATTATGATGAAATGATTTTAATTAAAAATATTAATGTATCAAGTACATGTGAACATCATTTTGTTACATTTCAAGGAGTAGCACATATTGCTTATATTCCAAATAAAAAGATTATAGGATTAAGTAAATTTAATAGAATAGTAGATTATTTTTCTAGAAGACCTCAAATACAAGAAAGATTAACCGAACAAATTTATTATGCTTTAAGTTATATATTAGATACAGAAGACATAGCTATTGTAATGAATGCAACTCATTTTTGTGTTAAAACTAGGGGAGTTCAGGACCAAACAAGCAATACAACTACAAGTAAACTTGGGGGTCAATTTAAAAAGAATGCAAGTGCAAGGCAAGAGTTTTTGGAGTTGATAAAATGAAAGAAAAAGCAGTAATAATATTAAGTGGAGGAATGGATTCTACAACATTATTATATGATGTTAAATCACTTGGATTTGATACTTTTGCTTTAAGTTTCGATTATAATCAAAAACATAATAAAGAATTAGAATATGCAAAAAAAACATGTAAACAATTAAATGTTCCTCATAAAATATTAGATTTAAATATTTTAAATGAAATAGCTCCAAGTTGTCTTACAAGAGATGATTGGGAAGTTCCAGAAGGAAATTATGCAGACGAAAATATGAAACAAACAGTAGTCCCAAATAGAAATATGGTTATGATATCTTTAGCAACATCTTATGCTATAGGAATTGGTGCAAAATATTTATTTTATGGAGCGCATGCAGGAGACCATGATATATATCCTGATTGTAGAAAAGAATTTATAGATGCAATGGAAACTGCTATATCTTTATGCGATTGGAATAAGGTATATTTTTTAGCTCCTTATTGTGATATTGATAAAGGAGATATTGTTATAATAGGTAAAAAATTAGGAGTAGATTATTCTTTAACTTGGACATGTTATAAAGGAAAAGAGAAAGCATGTGGGAAATGTGGTTCCTGTACTGAAAGATTAGAAGCATTTAAAAAAGCAGGAATGAAAGACCCAATTAAATATATGGATGATTAAATGGAAAAAGATAAAATAAATCATCCTGTTCATTATAATAAAGGAAAAATAGAACCAATAAATGTTATAGAAGATTGGAAATTAGGATTTCATTTAGGAAATGTTATTAAATATATAAACAGATGTAATCATAAGAATAAAAAAATAGAAGACTTAAAAAAGCAAGATTTTATTTAGATAGAAAAATTAATTTAGAGGAAAAGAAATGTCAAAAGAAACAATAGGTAAATTTATTCCAGTATTACCATCTGGACAAATGCAAGATAATTGGTGGGAAGAAAGCTCTCCTTTTACTTATAATACAGGATTAATATCAACATATTATGGAATATCAGATTATAATTATAGAGAAAAATTTAAGATTCCCAAGGATTTTATTTTATTCGCAGATTCTGGTGGATTTCAAAATATGACCTTGAATTCAATATTAAGTCCTGAAAAAGTATTACAATGGCAAGAGAAAAATGCTGATATCGGATTTACTTTTGATTATCCTATATTAGAAAATGATTCTATAGAAACAAAAAGAAAAAAACAAATAAAAACAGTAGAAAAAGCATATCTTACTTTAAAAGAAAAGAAAGATATAAAACTATATGCAGTTATACAAGGACATAGTTTAATTGAACAATCTTTTATAATTAATAAATATAAAGAAATGGGAAATTTTGAATTATTTGATGGATATGCAATAGGAGGACTGGTTCCTTTATCTGGAAAGAAAATGCTTTTAACACAAGTTCTTACTATATTTATGGAACAAATTAAAGAATATAAAAAACCAGTTCATTTTTTTGGATTAAGTGGAAAGAATACAATGCCTATAATTAATTATTTATCAAAAGCGTATGATATACCAATAACGTTTGATTCTTCTTCTGCAATATATGGAATGTCTAATAGAAGATTTTGGATTGATATGTATAATAGAGATATTTTGAAACTTTCAAATAGAAATGATACATTAATACAAGAATTGCCATGCGATTGTCCAGTATGCAAAAAATTTACAATTAATGATTTTTGTGAAAACGAAAGATTAATAGGATTACATAATTTATATAAAATAATAAAATATCAAAAAATATTAAGAATATTATCTAAAGATATAGAAGCATATAAATCATTTTGTAAAGATAAGAAACAGTATTTTTCTTTTATAGATGAAGTAAGAAAAAATGGATTAGAGGAAACATTAAATATACATTATGGACATTTTAATAAACATAAGACTAAATCATTAAAGGAGTTTTTTATATGATTATATTTGAACAACAAGGTAAAAAAGATATTGTAATTATTGGTAGAGATTCTGATAGAAAAAGATATGTAAAAAGAATATCTGATTTTTCCCCTTATTTTTATGATAATAATAAAAATAAAATAACGGTAGAAACACCAGCAGATATTCATATATTAAGAGGAAATTATCCAAAAACATATGAAGCAGATGTATATCCTTATGCTCAAAGATATTTAATAGATAGACATAGTATTCCTCTTCCAATTGAAATACCAAGAGTATGTTGTATTGATATTGAAACAAATAAATGTTTAGATACTATTACTACTCCTGAGCCTATATTATGTATAACTTGTCAGGATTCTGATATGGAACATGATGTAACTTTTGCATTGGGAATAGAAGATAGTATAAGTAAAGATGAAAAGGGAAAAATATTTAAATTTAAAGATAAAAAAGAAGTTATTCTTAAATTTATAGAATTTATAAAAGATAGAAGACCAGAACTTATAACAGGATGGAATATAAATGGATTTGATTTGCCTTATATTATTAATTTTGGTAATAATAATGATATAGATATGAGTGGATTAAGTCCTTTTAAATTAGTATCTTCTGGTAAAAGAGAAAGAAATAAAAAAAGACTTAATATAAAAGGAGTAATTAATTTTGATTTATGTGATTATTATAGAAAAATGCAACCTAATAAATTAGGCGGATATTCATTAGAAAAAATAGCTATGTTAGAATTAAATAAACAAAAACATGAGCCAAAAGATTTTAGTATTAAAAATATTGATGAGGTTATTTCTTGTTGTAGAGAACATGTTGCATTAGCTGTAGAAATTGACCAGAAAAAACATATTGTTGAATTTTATAATAATTTAAGAATACATGTAGGATGTGTATGGTCTAAATTAGCATATTCGGGGACAATGGATGATATATTATTATTAAGATATAAAAATGATGTATTACCAACATTAGTTAAAACAGAAAAAGTACCATATGATGGTGCATTTGTAATGAAGTCTGAGCCAGGAGTACATACTGGAGTAATAATATTTGATTTAAAAAGACTATATCCTTCTATTATTTGTCAGTTTAATATGAGTTTTGATACTATTAGACCTGGAAATTTAATTAATGGATTTTCATTTTCAACCGATGAAGGAACTAATCCAAAAATATGTAAGTATTTAATTAAATTAAGAGAAACATATACAATAAAACAATTACAATTTAAAAAAGGAAGTAAAGAATATGATACCTTTTATGTTATGCAATATGCAATTAAAAGAGTAGCAAATAGTATATATGGATATTGTGGTTTTAATTATAATAGAGTTTGTGATTATAATGTTGCTGGTTGTATAACATCTATGGGACAGGAAATAATTAAACATACTATTAAATCAATTGAAGATGCAGGATATTCTGTAATATATGGAGATACAGATTCATGTTTTGTTGAGACAGGATTAACTGATTTAAATGAAATATTAATAGTTAAAGACAAATTATTAAAGATTACAAATGAAGGATATAATAAATTTGTACAAGATAAAGGAGGTGAAAAAAATGAATGGATAAGCAATGAATATAAAGGAATATTTAAAAATGTATTCTTTAGTTCTAAAAAAGGAGATATTAAGACTGGTGCTAAAAAGAGATATGCTGGTTGGTTAGTTCATGATGGAAAAAAAGAAATCAATTATTTTGATGTATCTGGATTTGAGATAGTAAAAAGTAATTTTAATAAATTTGGAAAACAAATTCAAGAAGAATTATTAAAAATGATTCTTGATAATAAAACAAAAAAAGAATGTAAAGAATATATTAATAAAAAGAAAGAAGAAATATATGGTATTTCTATAAATGATATTGCAATACCAACAATGATAAATAGACCAATAGATACATATATTAAAAAAACATTTCATGTTGAAGCTGCTAAATGGTCAAATGAAAATTTAAATATGAATATACAACCCGGAGATAGTATTAAATATATTTATGCAAAGATAAAAGATAAACCAGATACTAAAAGAATTGCATATAAAGATATTCCTCCAAAAGATTTAATTATTAATTGGGAAAAAATGATTGAAATAACAATTGATAATAAAACATCTCCTATATTCGCAGCATTAGGATGGGAAGAAAAAAGTGAATCTTTAGATAAATGGATGAAGTGAGTTGATAGTATGGAAAATAAAGAAATATTACCTTTTTATTATAATAAATCGAATTGTTTGAGTTACTTGAAGTGTCCTTATCAATTTTATTTAATGACAATTAAGAAATGTTTTGGAGGAAACCAATATACAGAAAGAGGAAAATATGTACATGCAGTTGTAGAAAAGTTTTTTGATATTATAGATATTGATAAAATAACAAATCCAGAACAAGATTTTTTAGATATAATAAAAACGGTTAAAAAATATGAAGAATATCAGCCATTTTTTGATAATTTTATTAAATTAGAAGTAGAAAGATGGAATGATACACCAAAAGAATTATATAAACCAATATCATTAGAAAAGAAATTTTATACTAAAATTTGTAATGGCGTAATAGATAGAGTAGATAATGAGGGAATATGGGATTATAAAACAGGATATATATCTAAACCATCAGTAGCAAGAGACCATATATTTGAATTATCCTTTTATGCTCATTTATGGAATCATAATAATCCAAGTAATATAATAAGAAACGTTGGTATTATTTGTTTAAAGAATGGAAAAAAATATAGCATACCAATAACACCAGAAGATGAAGAGAAAGTATTACAAGTAGTTAATAAAATAAAAACGTTAGTAGAACAAGAAGTATTTACTAAACCAGACCCTTGTCCAGATTATGGATGTTTAGTAAAAGATACATGTTGGAAAATACATAATAAACAAAAAGGGATATATTATGATTAATTTGCTATTTGGTACTTTTCCTAGATTATTTAGTAATAAAAGATTAACAGTTAATAATAAAGAAGAATTTTATAACTATATAAGCAAAGGAAATGGAATAATAACATGTAATACATCGTTATATTCTTGTACTAATAAAAGAGCTACAGATGCAATAATTGATAAAATATATCTTGATTTAGATACAATAAAAACATGTTTAGATAAAACAATACAATATCATGAATTCCTTATGAATGAAATAAAAAATGCACCAATAGAACATAGAATAATATTTTCAGGCCATGGATTTAATATTTATACATCTACAAATATAATAAATTTAAATAATAGAAAAGCTACAGTTGCTAATACACAAAGATGGTTAGCAGAACAAAGTGGATTAACAATTGGAGAAGTTAGAGAAGCAGATATAGAAAAACAAATTATTGGTGATATAGCAAAAATGGTAAGAATACCAGGAACACAAAACGTTAAAACACCAAAAAAGGATAGAAAAAAAAGAGGAGTTCCTTTTAAAGAAATAGATAAAGAAGATTGGAGATATTGTATTCCTATAAATGAAAAAACACTATATTCATCATATGATGATATTAGAGAATTGGCTAAAATACAACCCAATAAAATAGAAGATATAGTATTTGGAAAAAACAAATTAGATATTTCACAATTTGATTTTATAAATACTATTAATGTCCCTTTAGAATTTATAGATATTAATATAGAAAATATTGACCCAATTATGAAATCTTTTCCTCCTTTGTTACAATATATGATTACTACAAAAATGTGTGGGTGGAGAGATAGATATTTAACTATTCTTGGTATGAGAGAATGTGGAATATCTATGAAAAATTCAATTCAAATTGTAAAGAAATATTGGACAAAAGAAAAAGTACATCATTCATTATATGATGAAGGTCAGTTTGAATATATATATTCAAGAGAAGATTTATTTTTTCCAAATTGGGATACATTACGACAAGAAGGATATCCCGTTACAGATAAAGATAGAGAATTCAGGTTTTACAAATGAAAAAAGCAAAACATTATATATGTGTAGAATGTCAACAAAAATGTTATTATTATCAATGGAGTGTTATTAAAACATGGCTTGGTAAAAAAATATGTGATGAATGTTTTAAACGAAAAATAGATAGAAATAGATTAATATTGAGGTGATAAAATGAAAAAAGTAGATTTAAGAGAGTTTTATAATATAACATATTTTGAACAAGGAGTTTCCTTAGGAAAATCTAATTATGAAGGATATACATTTCATGGATTACTTAATGTTATTGATACACAAACTATGGGATTATATCCATATTTTAAACCGACTCGTGTATTAGATTGTGGATGTGCAAAAGGATTTAATGTATATTTATATAGAAGTGTTTTTATAGAAGCATATGGTTGTGATATATCTGATTATGCAATTAGAGCATGTCCATCAGCAATTCGTGATTGGTTAACACAAGTAACACTAGGAAAAGAAATATTACCATATTCTAATAATAGATATGATTTAGTGACTAGTTTTGAAGTATTAGAACATATTCCAGAAGAAGATATTCAATTTACATTACAAGAAATAAAAAGAGTAGCATCTAAATGGGTAGTTATGTCTATACATTTAGGAGAAAGAAAAGATGAAACAATAGAACATTGCACTCTTAGGTCTAGAGACTGGTGGAACAACCAAATAACACAATCAGGATTAATATTAGATAATGAAAAATTAGAAGAATTGCAACACAATCCATTTATATCTAATAAAAATTGGGAATTATTTGTTGCAAAAAAGAGGTGATTATATGGGAAAGTATTTAGTAACAGGTGGCTTAGGATTTATTGGAAGTCATATAGTTGAAGAATTACATAAACAAGGACATTATATAGATATAATAGATGATGGGTCATTAGGAATACTAAAAAATGTTTCATTTAGAGATAGACGAATTAAAGTAAATTATAATACTACAGAAAATAGTATATATATAATAAATAGTAATGAAAAACAACTAATTGAAAAATATAAAAAGTATGATGGAATATTTCATCTTGGAATGCCTTCTTCATCACCAATGTATAAAAATAATCCTGAATTAGTAGGAAAAACAATTAATGATTGGATAAGTATATTAGAATTAGCAAAAGAAAATGAATGTCCTGTAGTTTATGCATCAACTAGTTCATTATATAATGGAAATATTCCTACATTTACAGAAACACAACATATTAAACCTACAGATTATTACACAGAATGTAGATATGCAATAGAACGATTTGCACGAATGTATCATGATGTATATAATATATCATCTATAGGATTAAGATTATTTAGCGTATATGGTGATAGAGAAGAACATAAAGGAGAATATGCAAATATAATAACTCAAATGAAATGGATGAAAGAACGAAATGATAAAAAATCATTATTGAAAAGAACATTTAAACCAGAAAAATTTAAACTATATGCTAAGACTACAATGCGAGATTTTATACATGTTAATGATGTAACAAATAGTTTTTTAGAATCTATGAAGTATTTATTAAATCATAAAAAAGAATGTGAAATATATAATATAGGTACAGAAACTGCAATATCATTAGAACATGTAGCTAATCTTATAGGATTATCAATATCATATACTAAAAAGAATCCTATAAAGAATTATATACCATTTACTTTAGCAGATTCACGTAAAGCACAAAGAGCAAAAATATTAACTAATAAATTTATAACTGTTAAAGAACATTTAAAAAGAGGATAA